GCAATACCTGCCGGGCTAAGGACAACGTGAAGCTGGCGCGCGATGCGATCGCGATGGTCAAAGACTGGGAAGAAGAGTGCAAGCGCTGGGGTCTGCTTGATTGAGAAGCCGAAAGATTCTGCAAGCCGCCCGAACCGAACCCTGTCAGTTCTGCTTCAAGCAGGATGGAACAACGGTGGCGGCGCACTCCAATCAACAGATGCACGGCAAAGGGATGGGCATCAAAGCATCGGACGAGTTCGTAGCGTTCCTGTGCTACTCGTGCCACACAGCAATCGATCAGGGCAGAGCCCTGTCGAAGAGCGATCGCCGACAGATGTGGCAGATAGCGCACGAGCGGACCCGACAGATATTGATCGACCGGGGGCTGCTTGAATCTGCGGATTGAGGTGCCGGGCAATCCGGTCCCAAAGGGACGGCCGAGGTTTTCCAGAGGCCGCGTGTTCACCCCAAAGAGGACAAGCGACTATGAGACCGTTGTGGCTGAGGTGGCCTCTGAAGCGATGCGAGAGGCGGGACGTGCCAGAACCTCAGGACGGGTCGCCGTCGCCGTGGTGGCCGTTCTGGAGATTCCTAAGTCATACAAAGGGAAGAAGAGAACCGATGCACTGTTCGGCTACAGCTACCCATCCGGGGATGTCGACAACTACGCGAAGTCGGCGCTCGATGGGCTGAACAATGTGGTCTGGGAGGACGACAAGCAAGTCGTCCAGTTGGCCGCCACCAAACGGTGGGGAGAGGCAGGCGAGACGGTCATCGAGGTGCGATACCTCGACGACCTTCCTTAAATCATCAGGCCTGTTCGGCCGCAATTGACGGCGACACCCCGTCTTCAATCAGCTTGAGACACGACCCGAGCGTGTTCAGTCCCCACCCGCTCGGGTATCGGTCTTCCAGCGCATAAACTGCGCTCGCAATCGGGTCATCAATGTTGCCTTCTCTGCGAGCTTTCCACACTGCGACCCGGTATCTGGTGTCTTCAATCATGATTCTCGCCTCTGTTTGGTTCAGAAGCTCAAACGGGACGACCTCAACCTTGAACGAACGAATAGAGCCGCCCCGAAGCAGTTTCGAGATTTCACGCAGATGCTCCTCTATCTGCAATTCAGAGTAGGTGACTCGGATGGACTTCTCGTATCCTGATTCGCTGACGGTGTGGATCATATATGTGGTTCTCATCTATTCACTCTCTGCGCCCGGCGAACCGGGCTGGTTGTTTAAGCGGATCGGTTTTGCAGACTTGAAGTCTTCGACAGTGTCAAAATGCCCGCACCTCGTGCCTTGCATCCGGCCGTTTTTAAATACCCATCCCTCGCGCAAGAACACTTCGTATCTGTAATCGACTCCGCTACTTTCGCCGAGATGGACTTCTAAAACGCCGGGATGCTTCGCGATGGTTTTGCTGATGTGATTCATTGGGCGGCGAACCGGGCTGGGTTGATTAGGCAAGACTACAGCCGTTTGCTAAATAGTCGTCAAGCTCATCGCCTGAAACGGACACGTACCGATACCCCATCTGGTATGCCGCAGTCCCCTGCGGAATCGTCACCACATAGAACGGCTCCCCCTTCAGGTCGCTGATGTGTGCCACGTAGGCCCTGACGGGCTCTACCGATGCGTGGATCGCCTCAGCGGCACGCTGGCGTTGGGGGGACTTTTTCAGAACTTCTTGCATGTCGATTCTCCTGTTCGATGGGTCTCTCAACCCGAGGCTGGGATCATCTAGGAATTTTCTTTCTCGCACTGCCGCTCGATCTCCCATCTGACGAAGCATGTCCACTCGTCTTCATGCCTCCGCATTACTCTTCGCAGTGATCTGCTTTCTCTACGGATGGTGTCGATGACGGGCGTCCCCTCGACGCGTGTGAGTGGGGTGCCGCGCCAATTAAGCCCTTTGTAAGCTTTGCGCTTCTTCCTCGGCCCGAGCATTTCGTACACGTCCTGACCAACTGCAACGAAGGTTCTGGTTTCGGGGTGCATATCCTCGACCGTCATCGCGCAAGCGTCTGGGCCGTATGCAACCAGCTTTATCTTCATGTCACTTCCTCGTCTCTCTGGAAGTCCGACCGAACCACCGGCCTGCCGTTGATGATCCAGCAGTACAGCCCGCCGATCTCGATCGCCCGCTGCTCGCAGGCCTCACGATCGCCGGCCATCACAAACCTACCGGACTGCTCGAAGACGGCCGCGTTCGCCGGAAGCTCTTGAGATGGCACGATGAGGTTCATGCCGCCCTCCGCAGCTTTGTCGGTTTGATGCGCGGAGGCCGCCACCCGGTGACCACCCGCCACGTCTCGCGTACATCGGTTTTCTTCAGGTCGATCACCCGCTCCTGTGCCCAGCCCAGTGCTGGCTTGCGGCCCTGTGATTCGATGAGTTCGCGTGCGTTCATTGCTCTTTCCCTTTCAAGCGGACTGTCAGAATTGCCAGCCCTGCGGTTCTGTCGATGAGTACGTCGGTGATGTCTGGGTGGGCAACGAGTCCGCATGAATTTACAAACGCAACCGCCTCTGCCTCTTCTGCGAATGATTTGATCCAGCTATGCCCGTTCCAGAATTTCCAACTGACTATGAATTGAGGTTCGTTGTGGGTCACGAGGTGATCTCCTGTTGGATTCGTTTGATTCGAGACTTCATGTTGAGCAGCGCTCGAGGGTCGCTCGGGGTGCCGGCTGCGATCACTGACTGCCCGCCCGGGGCCACGAGGCGGAAGTGCCCGCCCCGGGTTCGCTCGACCAGCCAGCCTGCGGATGCCACCTCATTGATGACCCGCATCACGTCTTTCTTGCTGCCCATTACAGACACTCCTCGGGCACGTCGACCTCATCGCCCAATACAGATGCGACGTAGCAGCGCATTGCTGCGGTCAGAGGGGTGGGGCCACTTAAAGGGCGGTGCGGGTTTTGGTTTGTTGCCGCCCACCAGATATTGTTCTCACCACAATGGAGCTTGAACTTCTCCCGCTCGATGATCGGGCCGCCCTGACTCCAGTCAACAGATGGCTTTACATGCCGACTGGTGAACAAGTACGACGCGAGGTCTGGTCCATCCCAGCCATCGGACTTAGCAACTGCCCAATCGAGGGCGGGGCCGATGAGTTCTGCCGTCTTGATCTTCATGACTGAGCCTCCTTCAGTTCAAACACAACGCTGACAGTGGGCATGCGCGGAGCTTCAACCCTGAACACCGCCTCCGTTCCCTCGAAGTCCCGTGAGGCCCGTTGCAGGCTGGAGAAAAGCTCCAGAAACGTGCCGAGGTCGGCAGTGGGCACAACGAAGTGGGCGTCATAGCCTAGGGATACGATCGTCTTCATTCCGGTCCTTTCAACCAGTGTCAAAAGAGAACGGGGCCGAAGCCCCGTGTGGTTTAAGCGGCGAGCAGCACTGCCTGCTCCTGTTGGCCGATCCAGTCCAGCGCCTTCTGAGCGTGGGCCGATGCTTGCAAGATGAACTTCTTGTCGCCCTTTAAGGCACGCAGCCAGCTTTCGATGTAGCTGCTGTGCTGGAGTTGGCCGTCGACACCGCACTGGGCGCACAACATCGCGGCACCCAGTTCGGCAACGAGTTCTTCGTATGCGTAGCCTTCTGTGCCGAAGCGCTGGGGTGTCAGACGATTCAGCCGGGACTCGTGGCCGGTAGCGTGGACCGCCTCGTGAAGCAGGGTCGCTTGATAGTCGGCCAGTGAGTTGAACGCCTTTTGATAGGGCATCGTGATGCAGTCACGGCTGGGCGTGTAGAACGCACCGTCGCCCCCGTGGAACAGCCCGCCTCGCAGGCGCAGCCGATCGACGACAGAGTCGACCGTCTCGTGCTGGACGATCTCCTCGACCGACCTATCGATCTCGGGCAGGTTCAGCCCGTCGCACTGCTCGATGCTGAACACGGTGTAGTGCTTCAGCAGGACTGAGGTCGTCAGGGTCTCTTCTCCCGACTCGCCCTCTTTTGTGCGCTGGTTGATCTGCCAGAACACGATCGGCGTGCCCTTCTCGCCCTTACGGACGCAGCCACCGATTGACTGGGCCTGCTTGAAGGTCAGCCAGTGCTGACTGGCGCTGGGCATCATCGATAGCCAGAAACGGTTGACGCCTCGATAGACCGTCTTGCTGACCGGGTTGTAGGGCACGCCCCGGGTCGGGGTGCCTGCCACGTGCGACCACGGCCTGACCCACGGGGCTACGCCCGACTCAAGCTCGGCGATGATGCGATCGGTGATCAATTGTGCGATGTCCATCTGTTCTCTCCTCAAACAAAAAACCCGCCGAAGCGGGGGTTGTCAGGCTGCGTAGCGTTCTGCGATATCGCCCCAGCAGGCGATGCGGTAGTTGCCTCTGAACCGGACCAGAGTCGCGGCATACGTGTCGCCGGCATTGAGGTACTCGCACCAGCCTGCGCTGGTCTCGAACGCCTCGACACCGTGCGTGCCGGCCAGTTCGTTCAGGACCGTCATCCGTAGGTCGGACGTTGCCGGCGGGTGATAGCACTCGGCGATCCGGGCCGCTCCGGCGGGGGTCTCGGCCAGTTCCTTGCGGGTCATCAGCAGGACGGCCTTCGCCTGCTTCGCGTTGTCTCCGAATACCTCAGCCAGCTTCTTGATGCTCGGTGTCATGTCGTTCCCCTGTTATGCGAAGAGCCGATTGCCGGCCCAGATGCGAATCGATTGCGCCACGTCGCGGTACTGCGCCGCCCAGTCGCGGGCCTCGCGTTCGTTCAGCGCGAGGTGGGTGAAAAGCTCGCCGCCCCATACGACGACAACCTCGAAGCCGACGATCGCCGCCAGCACGTCATGAGCGTCACGCTTCACTGCTCGTTTGGTCCGTCTCATTCCTGCTCTCCTTCGTTGTCACGGCGGGCATCGATCAGGACGCCTGCACTGATAAAGCCGGTCGCCCAGCAGACGGCTGCGATCAGCCAAACCTCATACAACTCAGTCATCGTCAACCTCCTGTAGGGATTGGATATGGCCGCGCGAGCGGCCATTGGGTTAGGCGTTCAGCCATTCCTCGTACGTGAGGAGCGGGGCACCGCCTCGGGTGATATCGCCGCCCTTACCGTCATCGGCGCATGCCAGATAGATTTGGTACTCGGAGTCGTTGTCGCCTCGTACCGGGGTTTGCCAGTTGCTCATGAGTGATCTCCGTTTTCGATGTATCGCAGCCATTGGTTGGGCCTGTTTAACGCCTCGCCGACAGAGCCCCGTCAACGCGGTCCAGCAGGGCGTCGATCGCATCGGCCCTCTTGCGAAGATCGAGCCGGAACTCCTCATCCTTCATCGCGTGGCACTGATCCCACGTCTTGTCGGACAGGTACATCAGCCCCCGCCGTAGGAACCGAAGCTCCTCTGGCGTGAAGCTCATACTCTGCTCAGTGCTTCGCTTCTCGGTCTCGGTGATCATTTCCCACAGGTTGGTGTAAATCACGAGTGATCTCCCTCTTCGATGTATCGCAGCCATCGCTGCACGTCGGCGGTGCTGATCCAGTCGCCCCGGCTGCCGTCCTGCTGGGGCTGGAATTTCGGCAGGCTCAGGTGCCGCCGCAGTTCGGCGAACCGTTCCTGTCTGGCAGTGGCCGCCCGCTCGTGCTGAGCGACCTCGATCTGTAGCCGTTCGATGTAGTTCATTCCGGCTCTCCTCAGAAAGGGATGTCGTCTGCGTACACGTCGGCGACGTATCGGTGCAGGCGCTTGCGGGGGGTGCTGGTGTTAGCGACGTAGAAGTCGGTCTCCAAACACTGGCCGTCTTCGTCGTAGCCGCTAGGGACGAAGCGGTGTGCAAGGGCCTCCGTCTCGTACACGTACTCGGAAACCTGCTCGATTAGGGTGCCGACGATGCCGTCACGGTTGTCGTAGATGGGGAAGCTCTGAAAGATCGCGAAGCCACTCATTCCGTTCACTCCTAAGTGTTTGCCGACCAGCGCAACGCTGCTTGTGCAGCCGGCTCGGCGGGGTAGGGTTGAATGCGGGTCAATCCGCTCGCTGAACCCCTGTTGAAGAGGCTCACCGAGCGGACGGCTGTTGCAGCCGCCCACTGCTTGATGGTGATGCTTTGTTTCCTAGGGGTCTGTCGTCTGACCGCACGCTCGATCCTGTCGAGTTGCTGAGGTTCTTGGCTCAGCGCCGTTCCCGTTCTTTGGTGCCGGGTAGTAACCGGGTCGTTTGCTGCGACCGTGAACGAATTCTGAGCCTACCCAAAGGTAATGTCAAGCGGTAATCAAAAGAATCTTTCAATCCCTTCAAAAACAATACGTTACGGTGACCTCGATGAAGAAAAAGCCTCCCGTCGAATCGAAAAAAATGGCGGCCGATGAGATGAAGTACCTGCGAAAGGGTGGTGCCCCGAAGAAGGTGATGGATCACGAGAAGGCTGAACACAAAGCGATGGGCTACAGCAAGGGCGGCAAGGTCGGATCGATGAGCAAGAAGGGCTGCTGAGATGCCGAAGGTCGACGGCCAGCAAACGAAGGGGGAGATCAAGTCGGAGGAGCTTCAAGCTCTGAAGAAGGAGCTTTCCCGTCAGGCCTTTGATCTGGAACACGAGCGCGACAGGCTCACAGAAAAATTGGCGGCCGATAGTCTGGCGGAGCAGCTAAAGGCTCTCAGACAAGAGAGAGCAGAAGAGCAGGTGAGAGAGCTACAGGAGAGGGGAGAGAAGCTCCCAGCCCACCGGCCTGCCAGCTATACGACAGAGGAGGGCGATGCTCTCTGTGAGTGGATCACCAACGGTCACAGCCTCAGCAGCTGGTGCAGGCAGACAGGTCGATCGGCATTCGTTGTCTACGGTTGGATGCGAACTCAGCCCGACTTCGCGAGAAGGTACGCGCAAGCGCATGAAGATCGCACCGACACGATGGCCGACGACCTGCTCGAGATCGCCGACCAGACCGAGGGCACCGACTCGATCGCCGCCGTGCAGGCAGCGAAGCTGCGCATCGAGACCCGGAAATGGATCGCTTCTAAGCTGAAACCCCAGAAGTACGGGGAGAAACAGCTAGTCGAAACCAGCGGGCAAGTGACGTTTCAGCTGGGTGTTCCCAACAGAACGATCGACATCACCCCGGAGACCCGCTCCATTGCTGGACCATCATCCGACTCACAATCGGATCGTCGCCAGAAGGCCGGCTGATTGTGGGCTACACGCGCAGCCCAGTATTAGCAGCGCCGCTGACTGTGGGCTACACGCGCGGCCTTAGTGTGCCGCTGACTGTGGGCTGCGGGACCAAATGGGCTAGGCGCGCGGGCGTTGGTTCCATACCACTCTACGTCGCTCTCGCACCAGACCACCCCCCCATCGGACCCATTGCGAACTCGCTCTGCAAAAGTCCGACTCTGTCTAAAAATTTCAGCCCCCCGCTATGAGCTACCTGTTCAACGTGGCTCTGGCTATTGATCAATTGCTCAATGCGATGCTGGGCGGGTATGCGGATGAGTCTTTATCCGCAAGGGCCTACAGGAGGCGCTCAGAGCCTCTGTGGGGGCTTCTGGTGAGGTTGTTGGACTGGATGTTCTTCTGGCATGCGACGCACTGCGAGAGCGCGTATTGGGCCGAAAAGTTAGGCAGGCATCTGCCACCGGAGTACAGAGATGGCTAGACCGAAGAAGATGAACTCGGGCGGATTCGTAGGCAAGAAAGCCCCCGATGATGATCGCCCCATCAACCAACGTCTTGCTGAGCGAGACAACGTCGGTTCCTATCAGGATGACTCCGACGGCCCCCCATCGAGGCTGATAGCTGTTGGTGGTAAGGGCGGGCCTGCTGGAGTTACTGGGTTCGCAAAGGCATCGACTTCGGTTCGTGTGGGCGATGGAGTCAGCGTCGAGCCGTGGGTCTCTGTTGAGGGCTCCAGCAGGTTCAAGAATTCAAAGGGCGCTGGTGTGTCTGTGCGCAAAGAGTTCGCCCGAGGCGGCCTTATTGACCCGTGGAACTACAAGAAATGAGCAAGACACCCGCGTGGACACGCAAAGAGGGCAAAGACCCCGATGGCGGACTGAATGCCAAAGGGCGCTCCTCTTACAACAAATCAACCGGCGGCAATCTGAAGCCACCGCAGCCAGAAGGCGGCCCGCGCAAGGACAGCTTTTGCGCTCGGATGGAAGGCATGAAGAAGAAGTTGACGAGCGAAAAGACCGCCAAAGACCCGAACAGCCGGATCAACAAGTCTCTCAGGGCGTGGAAGTGCTGATGAAGCGGGATTGGAAGCACGAGTACCAGCTACAGAAGCGTCGCGGCGAGACCGATGACCAGCTGGAGCGACAGAAAGCCCGACGGCTTTATGACCAAAAAGGCATAGACCGAGACGGCATGCACATTGACCACAAGACTCCAATCCGAAAGGGCGGGAAGTCCACGACTGGCAATCTGCGCCTGCGGTCTCCGCGAAAGAACATGAGCGACAAGTGAGCTTAGTTGCCTACCAGCCGCCCGGCGAGGTCGCAAAGTCATTCCACGCTGACAACAGCTTTGTCAGGGGACTGATGGGGCCCGTAGGGTCAGGCAAAAGCTCGTCCTGTTGCGTCGAGATCCTGACACGCGCCCTCGAGCAAAAGCCGGGCCCCGATGGTCGCAGAAGCTCTCGATGGGCGATCCTGAGGTCGACCTACCCAGAGCTAAAAAGCACGACCATCAAGACGTGGACCGACTGGTTCGGGCCCATCTGCACGATGAAGTGGGACAGCCCCATCACTTCGACGATATCAATCGGTGATATCGGAGACGGTACGGGTCTGGACATCGAGGTGCTGTTCTTAGCTATGGACCGCCCAGACGACGCCGGAAAGATGCGCTCTCTGGAGTTGACGGGCGCGTGGATGAATGAGGCTGGGCTGATGGAGAAGGCGGTCCTCGATATGTTGACCCAGCGGGTTGGCCGATATCCCGCCCTCCGAAATGGTGGCCCGACGTGGACCGGCGTCATTCTGGACACCAACCCACCTGACGACGACAGCTGGTGGTACAAAATCTTTGAAGAAGACAAGCCCAAAGGCTACAAGCTCTTTAAGCAGCCCGGCGGGTTGTACTTCGACGCCGACGATGAGAGCCCGACCTTCGGGGAATACCTGCCGAACTCCGCTGCTGAGAACGCGCACAACCTGCCAAACGGGTACGAGTACTACCTAAGGCAGGTCGCAGGAAAGACTGAGGACTGGATTCGAGTCTTCCTTTGCGGGACGTACGGAACAACTATGGACGGCAAGCCCGTCTATCCGGAATGGAAGGAAGACTTCCACTTCGCCAAAGCCCCTTTGGAGCCCATTAGAGGCCTGCCAATCGTCCTGTCGTTCGACTTTGGTCTTACCCCTGCTTGCACGTTCTTGCAGATGTCTCCGAGGGGGCAACTTCTAGTTTTGAACGAGCTTGTCTCCGAGGATATGGGCATCCGCCAGTTCTACTCGGAGGTGGTTGTCCCGGAGATTCAGGCCAATTACTCCGGCTTCCGTATCGAGGCGTGTGGCGACCCAGCTGGAACGATCCGCTCCCAGACCAATGAGAAGACCTGCATGCAGGAGTTGTTGGAGATGGGGATGGTTTGCGAGCCAGCTGCGACCAATGAGTTCGTTGCCAGACGCGAGTCCGTTGCCTTCTTCCTTCAAAGAGCGGCGGGCGGCGAGCCCGGCTTCTTGCTCGATGAGAAGTGCCGAATGCTCCGTAAGGGATTCAACGGCGGCTACCGATACGAGCGAATCCGCGCGTCTGGCGCAACGAAGTTCAAAGACCGCCCCGTCAAAGACAAGTTCAGTCACGTTCACGACGCCCTCCAGTACGGCTGTTTGCAGATGCGAGCAGAGATGAACCCCGTCCGGGCCCAGCCAATCCAAAAACGACGCGCCGCGTGGGCGTAAATCTTAGGGACAGCAAATGTTGCAGACCAGTTTGGGACGCCCCCCGCAGGCGATGGACATCCCTGCCGAGATCATTGGGTCTTTGTCAGCCTATATCGATAAGTGCTGGGATGAAGCTAAGACCGCAAAGCAGGTTTTGACGGAGCGTCTACTGCGCTGTGAGCGCCAGCGTCGGGGCGAGTACGACCCAGACAAGCGGATGGAAATCTCCGAGCAGGGCGGAACAGACATCTTCATGATGCTGACCGACGTTAAGTGCCGAGCAGCTGAAAGCTGGATCAAAGACGTGATGCTGTCGTCTGACCGGACGTGGTCGCTGACCCCGACCACAGAGCCATCCGTTCCTCCTGAGTTCCGAGAGGGGATCATCTCGACCGTTGTGCGCGAGGCGATGGAAGTCCAGTCTCAGGGGATGACGATCAGCCCCGATGTGATCGAACTGCGGATGGATGAAATCTATTCCGAGGTCACCAAAAAGATTGGCGAGCAAACGCGCGAAGCGACTGGCCGGATGATCAGCCGTATGGACGACATCCTAGAAGAATCGGGCTGGGCCAAAGTCATATCCGAACTGATATACGACTTCACTACCTACCCGTTCTCGATCCTGAAGGGCCCGATCGTTCGTCGCCGCCGGCAGCTGAAGTGGTCGAAGAATTTCAAGCCCGTCGTCGATGAAGTGGTGGCTTTGGACTTCGAGCGTATCAACCCCTACGACGCCTTCTGGTCCCCGAACGCTACAAACCCTCAAGAGGGCTACTTCATCGAAAGAATCAAGATGACCCGCGCTGCTCTGGCGGCAATGATCGACATGCCGGGCGTGAACAACAGCGAAGTCGAGGCGGCAATCGACGCCTATGGGCGCGGTGGACTACGCGAGTACCTGTTCAGCGATGTTGAACAGACGATGCTCAAGGGCCGCTCTTCTTACGCCAACTCCTCTACAGACCTCATTGAGGGCATCAACTTCTGGGGATCTGTTTCGGGCTCGATGCTCAGGGAGTGGGGCATGAAGGACGTAGAGCCCTACAGGGAGTACGAGGTCAACGCGTGGATGTTTGGCCCTCACGTCATCCTTTGCAGGCTGAATCAGGACCCTCTGGGCCGCCGTCCGTACTCCAAAGAGTGCTGGGAGACGATCCCCGGCGCATTCGCTGGTAAGGCCCTGCCCGAACTGATGCGCGACATCCAGTCGATGTGCAATGCAGCTGCACGCGCTCTTGCAAACAACATGAGTCTGGCATCCGGCCCGCAGGCTGAGATCAGCGTGGACAGGTTAGCAAAGGGCCAGCAGATCACTGAGATGGTGCCGTGGGGAATCTGGCAGACCACTGCTGACCGTAGCGGCTCCGGCCAGCCGGCTGTTCGTTTCTGGCAGCCGAATATGAATGCAGAGCCTCTGCTGAACGTCTACACGTACTTTCAAAAGGTGGCAGACGAAGTGACTGGCGTGCCGAACTACGTCTACGGATCGAGCGCTGTCAGCGGAGCAGGGCGCACAGCATCTGGCCTAAGTATGCTGATGGAAAACGCGGCCAAAGGAATCAAGTCGGCGATTCTCGCACTTGACGGCGGGGTCACCGAAACGCTTACCCGCCTGTACAACCACCTGATGATTTACGACAAAGATCCGTCCATCAAGGCGGATGCGCAGATCGTCGCAACGGGCGTGGTAGCTACTCTAATGAAGGATCAAATTCACGCTAGGCGTACTGAATTCCTCGCCTCTGTGCTGAACCCCGTCGATACCCAGATTGTCACGCCCGAGCGCAGGGCTTACTTGCTGAGAGAGCAGGCTAAGACACTGAACATTGATGTCGACAAAGTGGTTCCCGCCCCCGAGGAAATTAAACGCCTGATGCAAGAGCAGGCCGCTGCACAACAGCAGATGGCTCAGACGGCGCAACAGCAAGGGGCTCCAGAGTGAGTGCAATCGGAATTCTGGGTGGGTTGGCCGCAGCCGGCGCTGCTTACAAAGAAGGTAAGCGCAACAAAGAGCGCGAGGCACGTCTTGAGAAGTACGACGCCGCCCTGACTAACCTTCGTTCCGCTCAGGCCGAGCAACTGCGCGCCGGCATGAAGCCGAGCCTAAGACCGGATATGGCGTCAACCGACAGTATGTTGGCATCAGCAACCGTAGTCGATCCGGAGAAAAACGAGCAGGTTGCGGCAATGGCTCGCGGCGGCGTTGTTGGCTACGCCAATGGCGGATACGTCGGGAACGTGATGGATTGCTCTGATAGCAGCTGGCAGAGGCAGTCATTCAAGAAGTGAAGTTTGAAGAAGCTGTTCGCAGGCTTCGTGGGAACAGCGACTACGAAGAAGTTTTGAAGGGGCTGCGCGAGTTGTTGCAGTCCCGAACAGAGGAATTGGTCTACAGGCAGGACACCGTAGGGACGCACCGATTGCAAGGGTGCGTTGCCACGCTGACTGAAATCCTGAAAGACCTCGCTCCGTAGCGGAGCAGCCGAGGAAATACGGGGGCGCTCGCTTCCTCGGGAACTTTACGCGACCACAGTGAATACCTGCGGGCAACGAACAAATACCCAAACGGGCTTGATCGACCCCAAAACGGCTCACGGAGAGATTGATGCTGCCTAAAGCAGTTGAAGAACAAGCACGCCGTGCGGAAGACCTGCACCGCCAGCTTTATGGGAATACCGATGAATCGGCTCCCGAAGTAGAAGCAAAGGCTCCCGAGCCCGTTGAGGCACCTAAGGAACAGGCAGCGCCTGAACCTGATGACGCTTCGTTCAAACGGAAATGGGAAGTCCTGTCAGGGAAGTACTCGGCTGAAGTGCCCCGTCTCGCAGCTGAGATACGTGAACTGAAGGAAAAGCTTGCACTTGCTGAGTCACAAGCGAGCGCTGCGCCGCCTAAGCCCTCGAAGCTAAAGCCCGAGGAGATTACGGAATACGGCGAAGAGTTCACTGACTTTGTGAAGCGGGCCGCAGCTGAGGTTGTTCCTGAAGACGTTGGGAACATCAAAGCGCAGGTCGAACAGCTTCGCGAAGAGACCGCACGTATCAAGCGAGACCGCTTCTACAACGAACTGGCAGCGAAGGCTCCTCACTGGGAGCGTACCAACGAGGACAAAGAGTTCCTTACGTGGCTCGCCGGCATCGATCCATTCAGTGGTCGGGTGCGTCAGGAGGTCTTCGATGAGGCAGTGAACTCAAACGACTCGTGGCGAGTTGCGAACTTCTTCAACGCGTTTGGCGGCGAACAAAGAGCCGAGCCAGCAGACGCGAGTGTTCTTGAACCGCTTGTTGAGCCGCAGACAACACGTGTCAGCGCGCCACCTCCGGGCAAGAAGATTTGGACGACCGACGAAATCAATCAGTTCTTTGCTGATCGACGTAGGGGTCTCTATTCACCAGCGGAAGCGGATCGGATTGATCAGGAACTCTTCGCCGCAGGACGCGAGGGCCGAATCCGACAACGGTAGCCCCGTGAGTGCGGCATGAAAGGTAAATCATGTCGATTCCAGTCTCAAGTAACTACTACGGTTCCGGTCAAGGAACCACCGACGGCTACGTTGGTAAGTTCATCCCCGAAATTTGGTCGGGCAAGTTGCAGCAAAAATTCTACGACAGCACCGTTCTGTCTGCGATCGCCAATACCGACTGGGAAGGCGAGATCAAAGATCAGGGCGACAAAGTCAAGATCCGTACCGTTCCGTCGATCACGATCAACGACTACACCAAAGGCCTCACCCTGACCAGCGAAGTTCCGGCGACTTCGGTTGTCGAACTGAACATCGACAAGGGCCACTATTTCTCGGTGGTTGCTGACGACATCGACAAGACTCAAGCAGACCTGCGTCTGATGGACATCTTCTCGAATGACGCTGCTCAGCAGATGAAGATCAAGATCGACACCAATGTGCTTGCCGGTATCGTTGGCGGCGCTGAGGCATCGAACAATCGTGGTGTCTCGAAGGCATCGCCTCTGGGTGGTCGCATCTCTGGCGACCTGCCGCTGGGCTTCTACAACGCCACTGGCGCAAGCGCAATCGCTGTTGCTATCGACCCGGCCTCCTCGGCTGGCTCCGGCGCAACCAGCACTAAGCGCACTCCTCTCGATCATCTGCTCGACCTCGGTCAGGCGATGGATGAGCAGAACCTGCCCGAGTCTGGTCGCTTCGTTGTAGTCCCCGCGTGGTTCGCCGCGATGCTGAAGAAGGGCGATCTGAAGAACGTGTACGTGTCCGGCGATGCAACTTCGATTGCTCGTAACGGTCAGGTCGGAACCATCGACCGCTTCACGGTCTACGTGTCGAACCTGCTGCCTAAGGTCACCGCCACCACCGACACCAACGGCGGCACCGCAAAGACCGGATACAGCGTCTTCGCTGGCGTCAAAGAAGGTCTGACCTTCGCTTCGCAAGTCACCAAAGTCGAGACGCTTCGTTCGACTGCGACCTTCGGCGACATCATGCGCGGCCTGAACGTGTACGGCTACAAAGTCGTTACGCCTAAGGCACTCGTTGAGTCTCTGGTCTCGAAGTGATGATGTAACGGAGGGGGCTTCGGCCCTCTCCGGTTATTAGTGAGGTAACGAATGGCCCTGACGGTATCCGATGTCCTGCTTCGTGCATCCGACATCATTCAAGACCAAACAAATGTTCGGTGGCCGCAAGAAGAGTTGCTGCGCTATCTGAACGACGCGCGGCGCGAAATTTCAATCGCCCGCCCAGACCTGTACGCAACCACTTCCACTGTCACGCTGACTGGTGGCGGTACTCGATACGCACTGCCGAGTGACGGTGTTCGTCTTATTGACGTGACTCGGAACATGCCGTCTGGTGCGGCAGGCAAAGCGATTCGGGTTGTCGAGCGCGAGATTCTCGACGCACAAAAGCCCGACTGGCACACCGAGACGGCTTCAGCAGTCGTTAAGCACTTCATGTACGACGAGCGCAACCCGCGCCAGTACTACGTGTATCCGCCGGCCACTGCGGGCCATCAGATTGAGATCGTCTACGGGCAAACACCGACTGACATCTCCGTTCTGTCCACCCCGCTTTCGCAAGAGGACATCTACACCGGGGCGATTGTTGACTACATCTGCTATCGGGCGTTCTCAAAAGACAGTGAGTACGCAGGTAATGCGCAGCGCGCACAAGCTCATTACCAGCAGTTCATGAACGCGCTGGGTCTGGGCAACAAAGTCAATCAGATCACCAGCCCGAACACCGCCAACGTGGGCGGTCGTCCGCCTCGTGCTGCTGCCGCTGCCTGATGCTGTACTCCACTTTGGTCCCTGAGATTCTCCCCGAGGTTATCGGGTGCCCTGATACGACTATCGAGCGGGCTGTCAGGGATGCCGCCATTGAGTTTTGCGACACCGCTTTGGTTTACACGGTGGATCAAGACCCGGTGGCGGTGACCAAAGGACTGACAGAGGTTGATCTGGACATCCCCACAGGAGCCCGACTCGTGCAGGTTCTTCGAGTCATGCTCGGCCAAAACGAGCTTACTCGGATGTCCAGAGAAGACCTGTTCTCCAGCGGGCGTGCGTGGCAAACGGATACAGGGCGGCCTCAGGTGGTGACGTTCTCCACTGAGGCATCGATCCGTCTCGTGCCGATCGCAGACCAGTCTTTGACTGAGAAGCTCTACATCCGATTCGCAGTCACCCCGACGCGTGCCGCCACTTCGGTCCCAGACAGTATCGCGGAGCGTTACTACCGCGAGATCGTCTTCGGGGCTAAGGCAACGCTTTTGCTGATACCCGGCCAGACGTGGAGCAATCCCCAGCTGGCGATGGCTCACCGCAGCGCATTTGAGCGGGGGATGCGCGAAGCGAGGCTGACCTCCTCTCAAGACGGCGTTGCAAACAATCGCCGCTTCCGAATCCCGAGGGCTGTCTGATGGCCGAAAGAATCAAGTTAGTTCAGGGCGACACCCGCCCCCAGATCGTTATCAGTCTGAAGACATCTGCCGGAACTGCAATCGACTGCACCGGAGCTACGGCGCGGATGTACTTCAGGGCGGAAGGCTCAACAACTCTGCTTCAAACAATTGTCGGGAGTTTGCTCACCGGCTTTGTGAATGACGACGGGTCGATCAACTCCGCTGCTCCCTACAACGTCGCGGGTGCCGGTGGCAGAGCTTCATTTTCTTGGCCTGTCGGCGCTCTCAATGTTGACGCTGGAAATTACGAAGGCGAGATCGAAATCACGTATGCGGATCAATCGATTCAGACCGTCTACGACCTCATCAAATTCAAAGTCCGCTCGGACTTCTAGGAGTAAGAAATGAAAGAAGCATCCTCTTCTATCGACGCTGCTGTCACGAGCTTCATCGGCAACAACTCGCTTGTTGATTCGATCGAGGCCCCGTACTTCACGTACGACATTCAGTGCGTTGGCGAAGATGGTCAAGAGAAGTGGCGCGAGACGTTCCGTAATCTTGTGACCACTGCTGGCAAGACTCTCATCCTGAACACCATCTTTGGCTCGACGGCAAAGTCCGCCAGCTGGTTCTTGGGGATGATCAGCACGCTCGGCGCTGGCCCCAATGTTACCGACACGCTGGCCTCTAAGGCGTGGACTGAATCGACTGCCTACACCGGCAACCGCAAGACCATCACATTCGGCACTGCATCTGCTGGCTCGATTACGCACACCGCAGTTGGTTTTGGCATTACCGCTACGGACACTATCAACGGCTGTTTCGTTTGCGATGCTGCCACGGGCACTGCTGGAACTCTGTATAGCGCAGGCACGTTCACCGCGCGTGCGGTAAGTAACACCGACACGTTGAACATCACCGTCACTCTGACCATCGCCTAAGAGGTTAGAAATGAGCCTGAAATCTGAACTGGAAAACGATCCTCTGAATCGCGGCTACGCGGCCTTCATTGGTAACGCGCCCGGCGTTCTTGCGGACATGATGAACGCTCGCATCTATTCGATGGTCAAAGAGAAGTTCGTTAGTGCGCGTGGTGTGCTGGCTGCTCACGGCTCTGCCGGCGCTGAAATCATCGAGGCGCTCAACAATGCTTCTGCATCCAACGTCACGATCAAGTGGGCGATGAAGTTCGTTGAGCAAGACAGCGGCATCGATGTCGGGCATCCGAATACGCAAGCTCTGTTGGACGCCGTTGTGCCTGCTGTGCTGACTCAAGCTCAGGCTGACCTCATCAAAGGTATGGCGATCCAGCCGGCGTCCCGCGCCGAAGTCCTCGGTCTCGGCTATGTCTTTGCACATGACGTTCAGGCGGCGCTCGCCTAATGAACCCGTGGGTTGCGCTTTGGGTTCTGTTGATGTGGATGATGCTCTTTGGATGCAGTGATCCAGAGGCACACACAACGGTTCAAGTCGAAGAAAAGCCAGCCCCTACTTTGAGAGCTAATAATGGCAGACATCAAATCCCACGTTCAGACACCGACATCACTCACGGTGACGGGCCTGTCCACGCTGAACCCAGCGACCAGCCTGTACGTGGTGTCCAATACGATTACTCACTCTACCAACGACCCGTTGGATGTGCTGATCGATGTGACCGCGACGACGGGGACGACTCCGACCGGCAACAAGCAGCTAGTGGTGTTCGCGAAGGGAAGTCTGGACGGGACGAACTTCGGGTCAGGACCAGAGAGCGCGACGACGGCGACGACGAACGAAGCGGACCTGCACTACGTCGGGTCTGTCCCGATGAACGACACAACTGCACATCGGAAAATCTTCTCGTTGGCTGCTGCGTACGGTGGCGTTCTTCCGGTAGCGACTAAGCTCGTTTTCAAAAACGACTTAGGTGTCACGCTCACGGCTGGCACCGTTCAAGTCTCTGAGGTCTGGGGCATCGCGGTCTAACTAATGGCTGTTACGGCTGTCACGATCACAAGTGGTCCGACAGTCGTCGGTCGCTCTGTCACGCTCTCTGGAACGCTGGACAGAGACGGTGGTGGCACGAACAATGACGTAAATTTCATCGCGTCGAACGCCGGCTTTGTAACCTCTCCCGTTCTTCGACTTTCAGATAACGCTATCGCCCTCGACGGCAGTGGGTCTGCTGGTTCTGGTATAGCGTGGAATTGGACTGGAACGCTTCCAGAGGATTCCTACATCTCCGTCAGGGCGTATCAAAACTCACCGCCCTACAATCCGCTTTCAACAGCGACCTCTGGTTTTACAGTCCAGCTACGCAAGCCTTTGGCAGGCATTTGGACGCCTCGACGGGATGCTCGTGGGCTGTTTGTCCCCGCTCCGAGAATGGCTAGTCAACCCAGAGTCGGAGAGGTTGGTACTCCACTTCGGCACTACAACTACGCGCCCGCAGGCAGCAACGGAATCTATACGTCCGTTTTTGACCGTGTAATCCGCAAGACCGAAGAGAATTACGGGCCGACGAATCTAAGAACGGTCAATACCCCCTACGGCCCCGGCATCGATGCGCAGACCGGCTGGCAATTTACCGCGTATCCAATTCAAGGCGGCGGATGGAGTGTTGCGCGTCAAACTTGGGTATCACTTTTCTACATCTACGACGCCTCCAAATACATCACAAACTATCCGAGGTTCTTTGGGAACATTGGTAACAATCCATCCCAAAGAGTACAAACGATATCGTGGATCAATACTGCTGGTGAGCAATCTTTAGTCGTCACATCCGACACCGGATTTAGCGGTGGCGAAGTTTCTGTAAGCGGTGTGGGCAATGGTCTGCACTGTATGGTCGTTACTTCAATTACAGGATCGTCGCCAACTGGCGTGCGGATATTTTTGGATGGTCGGCTTGTTGCGACAACAACGGCCCCCAGCGTATGGAACGGCGCCACCTTTCCAACGACCGATTTCTTCGGCGGGTCTGTATCGCAATCAGGCTCCAATGTTGGAAACATTTTGTTCAACGCGCTTCTTTATGGTTACGTCGCAAACGACAATGAGGCGCAGCAGCTAAGTCTCGACCCCTACCGATACTTCTTTGTTGACGCCCCGACCGTCAATAGACGGATTGTCCGCAAGCTGAGTTTCGAGACAAACGTCTACCAGTACTCGCGCCCGTCCGCCGACGCATCGAACTCTGGCTGGGTGAGGGTGCCGTGAGCTTATTCCTCGCACGCCGTTGGAAGCAGCAACCCCAGAAACCACTGCAAGTGGACTGGGGTAATTCACTGTCGCGTGGACTGTGTGCAGCGTGGCATCCTGCTGCTCGCCAATACATCGGCCCCGGCGTTGCAACATTCCCAACCCCCGGAACATTTGCATACCAGTCAGACCACACTGGGGGCTTTGGCGTCCGATTTAACGCAGCGGCCAATTCTAGGATTGCTCTTCCAGCAGGTTCTGCCGGCACAGCCGGTTACTCTGGCACACGCCTCGTTCTATTCAGGCCGTATGGGGGCGCGACTGGCTTGGTAAGCGGCGCTATAGGCGGCTCGCTGGGTATGCGTCTGAATGGCGGGGCAACTCAGATAATTTTAGTTGCGTCGGGGAGTCAGACGGTTGGTTCTGCTGCGAACATTCCATTTTCATCTGGCCCGACTGTTGCTCTTTGCACGGCAAACGACGTTACAACCGAGACGCGGATGCATCTTAATGGGCAGTTGTCTGCATCCTCAACTTTTGCCTATGCAAGCTCAAGTACTGGTCTTTATGTCGGTGCCATCACCAATCAGCCATCGGATGCAAACTTCTTTCTAGCATTGTCGTGGGATCGACCACTAACTCTGTCTGAGTCGGCAGCGATTCAAGAAAACGCGTGGCAAATCTTCAAACCACAGCAGGCTGTCTTCTACTCGCTGCCCCCGATTCTGTTCACGGCTATTGATGAGACGGTATCCGACCGTAACGACTACATCAGTGCGACCTCGCGCAATGCGGTCTACGAGACGACGCTGTCGCCGATTACTCAGCCCGCGTCGGGTTCAGACATCGTTGTTAACTTTGATGCCTCATCACCCGTTGATACTGGGTCAATCAAGTTTGATGTTCTGAATGGCGCGAGCGTTGTCAAAAGCCATACGGTCTCGTTGGCGACCAATGTTGGTGCGCTTTATCTGCCTCGCCGTTGGAAGCAGCAGCCGCAGGGAGCGGTGCGGATTGATTGGGGTAATGGGCTATCTCGGGATTTGAGGGTAGCTCTTCATCCGGTCAACGGTCGTTTCTACGACATAACCCGATACGCGGCGGCCAATGCAAGTGCAAACGCATCGCTCGTTGGCTCGCCTAGCGGCATTGGTCTAAACGGTATTGGCGTCACCTCCGATGGAGGCGTGCAGTCTCAGTATTCCACTTTCTTCCCCCCTGTCGCGTCTTATGTCGTGGTCGGCTTTTCTGTAGACCCATATTGGCACGGCATTAGTTACGTGTCGCATTCGTTGGGAGGATACGGGGGCGGGCCGAACTCTTCGCACTTTGGCGTTGCGACAGAACCGTATTCATTAGGCCGGCAGGTCACATTCCGGCTTAGTACAAATAATTACGACGGTGCCGGTAACTCTCTTACGTTTCCAAATCTGATTGAACAGGGAAAGCAGTTTGTTTACGGGTCAACTAGGGTGGCTGGCGCAAACGGCCTTCGTGCATTCTCTTCTGGCCGTTTTTTAGGTTCGGCAGACGGTGGAACTGGGGGTATAGGCATATACAGCGGGACAGTCGACGCAGGTAACGCCGGCTACTACGGATCAGGTAACACCATCCTAATGGTGGCCTACTGGGAGCGCGCACTGTCTGATGCGGAAATGGTGTCAGTGACATCCGAGCCGTGGCAAGTCTTCAAGCCACTGACGCGGCGCATCGTTTCCATCCCGCGCACCGTAGAGACCAGCTTCTCAATCACCCCATTCGAATACTCGGGAGTGTCTTTCCCGTGGACTCCAAAAATTCGCGTGACCTCGCTATGACGGTGTACGCCGACGAACCTCCGGTCGGGCATCTCGTGATGGTGTCTTTGGCAAACGATCTTTCCGTTATGGCGCGATGGGACGGTATGCAGTGGTGGACAGATACCCGAATCCCGATAGCAAACGAATTTGTTATTAACTGGCGAACAGTTAACTAGGACTTAAAGATGGCAATCACGACTCTCGATGGACTGATCGCTGCGCCGAAACAGCGCGCGCAGATCGTAAAGACCGCAAGCAGAACCTCTGTAGGCGGTGCCTGGTTCAGCGTATTCGATCAAGCAGGCAACCCCGGCGCAGGCACGCTGGCCGGAGCCAGCACAACAACCGGCGTGGTTCCGACCAGTTCGGCAACTAACGGTGTGCCGCGCCTGAATGCATTCGGCGGCGGCGCGACCGGCTATGTAACGGGCGTCGAGTTTGCTAGCTCGGTCACCTGTCGGGTCATGCTGTTCGATCTGCTATGGAAGGCTGGCCCGTATGCCAACAACGCGAACACCAGCGCCAATACTCCGGCGAGCTATGCCTCCAGAGTGCCGGGTGGCACTGACTTCACAAACACAGAAATCTGGCTGGAGCAGGTAACTGCCGGGACTCTTGTTCAGAACGTCAACGTCACATACATCAATCAGTCCGGTACTGCTGGCCGATCAACTGGCACCGTGGCGACCGCAGTGAACATCGTGGGCCGTATGTGGCAACTGCCGCTGCAAGCAGGCGACTCAGGCGTGCAGGGCGTGACTGGCGTGGTGGGATCAGTGGCGTCCGCAGGCACTTTCAACATCCTCGTGATCAGGCCGTTGTGGGTGGGTCGAGTGATGGTCGCAAACGCTGGTGATATTCACGACTACTTGAGAGTCGGGATGCCTGCGATTACCGCTGAAGCTGCGCTCGGAATTGCCGTACTTGCCGACAGCACTGCAACGGGTCTCCCAGAGTTGATGGTCACCATCGCAAACGGATAAAAAATGTCCGCGCTGCCGCTACTGAACACAAGACGAAGGCTTACACCGCCTGCGGGGTCTGGTCGCGCGGCTGGCTTAGTCGTCCAGAATTCGACGTTCAGACCGAAACAGGCGCTTGTCTCCGAGTCTGCCTCGGCAACCGACAGCGTTTCCGTTGTCTACGTACCTGCATATGATGCGCGGCTGTATTGGCTGGAAATCAAGGCGGCGGTTGCATCGGTTGTTTCGGGCAATACTTATTCTGCATCTCTAACCGAGAGCGCGACCGCAACAGATGCACAAGTCGCATCGTCCGCGTATTCATCGAGTCTCGGAGAGGGCGCAACAAGCGGGGACAGTACATCCACCGCCCTGACTACTGCACGTAGTGCTACAGAGCCGGCGACCTCTGGAGATTCGTCGTCCACAAGCGTCAACGTCTCTTCGAGCCTGACTGAGTCTGCGACTTCTGGAGAGACATCCAGCAGATCAGCAGTCTTCGTTTCGTCTGCAACTGAACCCGCGACCTCTGGGGATTCGTCCTCGATCACCGCGACGTTTGCAGCAACAGCAACCGAACCTGCAACTTCTGGTGACTCTCTAAGCACCACGGCGGCCTTTACTCGGTCGCTAACTGACTTTGCAACATCAGGCGACTCCTCATCTACAAGCTTTTCTGGATCGTCCAACCTTACTGAATCCGCGACCTCTGGAGACACTGCCAGCAGAACGGCGATCTTTGTCGTATCCGCGACGGAGCCGGCCAGTTCAAGCGATTCCTCTGTAAACAGTGCGACGTTCAACGCGACTGCGTCTGAGCCGACAATAGCGTCTGAGGTTTCAACAACTGGCGCGACACTGTCCGAGTCTGTCACGTCGGCGGATTCGTCGGCCACTCAGATCAATGCAAACAGTTCGGGCACTGAGTCCGCGACATCGAGCGACACCAGAGTAACAAGTCTGGTAACCGCATCGTCTCTGAGTGAGTCTGCGACACCCAGCGATTCCAGTTCCACAACGTCTGCATTTGCGCGAACGCTTACCGAATCTGCTAACTCCAGTGATTCGGCTTCTACCAGCGGCACGTTCTCTGCATTTGCGACAGAGTCTGCGTCTGCAACAGAGGTCTCCACTACGGGCGCGTTCCTGTCCGAGTCGGCGACCGCATCGGATGTTGCTTCGACGCAGATCAACGCAAACAGCGCGGCAACTGAATCTGCAACTGCGACTGAGAGCTTCCTCACCGGACAGAGTAGTTCTGTAAGCCGCTCTGAGAGCGCGACATCTTCGGAGTCCAGTTTTACGTCTGCGGCGGGGTTGAAGACCGCGACAGAGTCGGGAACAGCAACCGAGTCCGCTCTTACTAGCGCCTCCTTCAATGCAAGCCTGTCTGAGGCGGTTACAGCAACAGACATTGGAAATACCGGAGCGTTCCTAGCCGAGTCGTCTACTGCCGGCGAGTCGATTTCCGTATCTGTCGTGTACGTCAGAGCGCCAACCGAGTCCGCGACGGCCTCTGAGTCGAATCTTGGCTCGATGACAACGAGCGGTGCCGTTCTAGAGAGTGCATCGTCTGCAAGCGCAGAGTTTTCGTCGGGATCGTTCGGCGGAATTCTTACTGAGATCGCGACTGCCTCTGAGACTGCTCAGGGGTTGAGAGCTATCGCTCTGTCGGCAACCGAATCCGCAACTGCCGCAGGCTCTCAGGCAGCAAACGCACTACGACAAGCGGAGTTCATCGAGGACGTAGTGCTTAGGACTACGGTCCAGCAAGCGATCCTCACTGCTTACTTTACGGAACCTGTTCTAACGGCGTCCGCATCTCAAATCGTTATGACTGTCTCGGTCAACGATGCGGAGGCGGATTTAACAACCATTGCAATCTCGGTCGGATGAAATGGAATTCGGAATTGAAGACTTTCGCAGGCTCGAAAGCAAAGTAGACAAGCTTGCCGACGCCGTCCAGAGACTCGTGCTGATTGAAGAGCGCCAGTCAACGATGGGTGAGCGCATCGTTATTGTCGAAGAGCGCGTTCGGAACAACGAAGACGCGATTCAAGCGGTCTCTGTAAAGCTTGAGAAGTGGGTCAACAGATGGATCGGAGTCTGCGGTGTGATTGCGATCTTGTACTCCTTATTTGAGGTCGTCCAGAAGGTGCTGAAATGAACTTTGACCGCGCGTTTGAAATCATCATCGGCGAGGAAGGGGGCTACGTTGACGACAAGCGAGATCCGGGAGGCCGCACTAAGTATGGGATTTCACAACGTGCTTACCCCAACGAAGACATCGCGGCGATTACTCTGGACCGCGCAAAGATGATCTACAAGCGCGACTACTGGGATGTAGTAAAAGGCGACCAGCTGCCGTGGCACTGGGCGATCGCAGTGTTCGACTGCGCAGTCAATCAGGGCGTTTCAGTGGCGACTAAGTTCTTGCAGGACGCGCTGGGCGTGATGGTCGATGGCGTTATCGGGCCGCGCACGATTAAAGCCGCTCAGACAGCGGACGACAGAAAGCTCGCGCGATTCTTTGCTTTGAGGGCTATCCGCTATTCAAACTTGTCCACCTACAATACGTTTGGGTATGGGTGGATGACCAGATTGTTCGTGGTCTCAATCAACTCACAGGAGTGAACAAATGCTTACTGACTTTTTCAATGCGTTCCGCAAGGGACAAGAGCTTGCAAACACCGAGACGTGGAAGAACGGAACCATTCTGCTCAACGCGCTGGTGGCATTCATCGCCGCACTGGGCGCAATCGCCAAAGGGTTTGGTTATGACGTTCCAGTGGACTCGCAAGCTATTGGCGGCGGCATTGTTGGCATCGTTGCTCTTGTCAACGGCGTCATGCAGATCGTTACCTCAAAACGAGTGGGTCTGCCGACCAAAGTTTGACCTGTTGTTTGTGCCTGATCGCCGTCTGGATGTGGACGGCGCTGAGATTGAGTTTTCCTGCACGCCACCGTATTGACCGGAGCAAGTTATGAGAATGGTTATGGTTACTTGGCACGACGCCACGATGGAGGGCGGGTGGAGCGACAGAGAGATTGCCGAACAGATCGGCGGGGCGACGGTGTACACACTGGGCTTTTTTGTTGCCGAAAATGCTGACTGGGTAAAGCTCGCGCAAACGGCAAGCACCAATCAACTCGGGAACCTGACTGAGATTCCGAAGGCGTGGATCAAAGAAACTCACGAAATAGGCGAGATCGATGAGTGCGCCGAAGTGCAGTGAGTCGGAGTTCATAAGACTCTGGAAGCTGTCTCCGACCGTCTACAAGATGGCAGAGACGCTGAACACCCATCCGCGCAGTATCTACGCCCGCAGAGCCGCCCTCATCTCTAAGGGGCACGAGCTTCCAATGCGCGATTCTCTGGTGACGATCAAGCCGGGCCGGATGCGACTGGATGTCAGTATCGATGACGGGGTGATGGTCATCGGCTCAGATGCCCACTATTGGCCCGGCGAAATTACAGCTGCGCATATTGGCTTTGTCCACATCATCAAAGAACTCAAGCCGTGGGCTGTGATTCTGAACGGGGACATTCTGGATGCTGCTACGGCGTCTCGCCACGGTCGCATTGGCTGGGAAAAGCGCCCCTCGATGAAAGAGGAGCTTGAGGCTGTCATAGACCGATGCGAGGAGATCGAGAAGGCAGCTGGTGGCGCAAAGCTGCTTAGGACTCACGGCAATCACGATCTGCGTTTCGATACCAAACTCGCTGCCACCTCGCCTGAGTTCGAGGGCGTGGAGGGGTTCTCGCTGGATCAGCAGCTGCCGAGGTGGGTATCTGCGTGGTCTATCTTCGTTAACAACCACACGATCATCACTCACCGCCTGAAGAACGGCGTGCATGCCACGTGGACATCGACCTCTGACGCTCAGATCAATACCGTCTGCGGGCACCTCCACTCGTTGAAGGTCACTCCTCGAACGACACTTAGCCCGCTCAATGGCGGGCATTTATACGGTGTAGATACGGGGACTCTTGCTGACGTGTTCGGGCCGCAGTTCAACTATATGGCCGAAGGTCCGAGGAACTGGCGCTCTGGCTTTGCTGTGCTGACGTTTAAGGGTGGTGTCTTGATGCCCCCCGAAATTGCGATGGTGGTCGACGAGGGGCGCTTGTTCTTCCGAGGCCAACTCATTGACTGTGAAGAGTTGAAATGACAGCAATAGCAATCAAGTCCTTCGACGGGATGTATCCGGTCATCAACAACCGGATGCTGAAGGATTCCGCCGCGCAGAACGCTGTGAACACAAAGATCACGGGCGGATCATTGAAGCCATTCAAAGCTTCGACCACGATCGTAGGGAAGCGCTCTCTTGGCAATCCCGTCTCGATCTATCGATTCGGGCAGGGCGAGTCTACGGATACGCAGTATTGGCTGGAGTTCACGGCCGATGCTGATGTGGCTCGAGGCCCCGTGGCTGGCGATATCTTCGAGCGGACCTATTACACAGTCGCAGGGCAAGAGCCGAGGATGACCACCTCGACCTTAGTGCCCGGTGCTGGAACGTATCCCAACGGCTACTACAGGCTCGGGGTTGAGCCTCCCGCTACCAGCGCCACCGTAGCTGCAACTGGTGCGGGCACAGACACCGTAGCCGAGCAGAGGTACTACACCTACACGTTCGTTACGCCTCTCGGCGAAGAAGGCCCGCCGGCTACCGTCTCCAGCGTCTCGGTCCTGACTGGGCAGTCTGTTGCGATCTCTGGCATGTCAACGGCCCCTGTAAAGTCAAACCGTACAGTTGACCGCAAGCGCATCTACAGAACGGTCAGCGGAACGAACGCAACCGACTTCCAGTTCGTCGCTGAGGTTGCAGCCGCAACGACCTCGTTTACGGACAACAAGACATCGGGCCAGCTGGGCGAAATAATTCCGAGTGATGGCTGGTATCCGCCTCGAAACGCGGCAGACAATGAGCCGGGCACGAACGGCCCGTCTCCGTACACGCTTCTCGGCCTGACGCTGATGGCGAACGGGATTATGGCGGGTTATGCAGGAAACATAATCTGCTTCTCAGAGCCGTACATGCCTCATGCGTGGAAGCGTGAGAACGAGTTGGTATCCGACTACCAGATCGTCGCCACGAAGGCTTTTGGGCAGTCTCTGGCGGTCCTGACGGCCGCCTATCCGTACCTGATTCAGGGTGCCGACCCATCATCGATGTCGATGACTCGCCTCGATGAGTTGCATGCCTGCGTATCGAAGCGCTCTGCCGTGACGATGAACAACGGGGTGGTGTACGCAAGCCCTGATGGGCTGGCTCAGATCAGCGGTGGCGGCGTACAGCTGTTGACGAAGGGGCTGTTCACCAAAGAGGAGTGGCAGGCCTATAAACCAACCTCGATGCACGCGTATCAGTACGACGGCAGGTACTTCGCCTTCTACGACACCGGCACAGTGACCGGATGTCTGGTCTTCAGCTTCAACGGACAAGAGCCGGCTTTGGTGACGCTGAATCTGACCGCAACGGCCGGCTACCTCGAACCGTTGACGGACTCTCTGTATCTGCTCGTTGGCAGCAATATCGTGAAGTTCGATACAGGGTCAGCACTGACCTATACGTGGAAGAGCAAGCGGTTCACTTTGCCTAAGCCAGAGACGTTGGGTGTCGGACAGGTAGTTGCGAAGTCTTACCCAGTAAGTCTGACGTTCTCCACGTACGACACCGACACAACGTACACGTTGTCTGTGACGGCAGGAAATGCGTTCAGGCTGCCAGCGGGGAAGAAGTACAACTCGGTCGAGGTTCAGGTCTCTGGAACAGCTGAGGTCGAGCAGATCCTGCTAACCGGATCGATGGATGAGATGAAACAGCTGTGAGTAAACCAAACATCAATAGCCCCGAGACGAAAGTCCCGTCTCTCCCGACGCCTCAGTCGCCTGAAAAGCTGATGGCTGCCCTGAAGGAACTCATCGAGGTCCGAGAGGGTATTCGAGGCAACGAGCTTGATGCCAACGTCACGTGGCGTGAGTTGGTCAACTCCGGCATTGCGAACATCACATACAACGGGCAGTCGTCGTCTGGTTCAGGGGGGTTACCTTTTGGGCCGCCGTTTGCTGGGTCTGCCGAAGATGATGTGCCTGACCTAACACCGCCTCCACAGCCGCAAAATCTGGCAGCCACTGGAGCCATCCAGAACGTGATCCTCACGTGGAGTGGGGCGACCTCAATCGTTTCTGTCTCAGAAGTCTGGAGGTCGACGACCAACGTAGCGCCAGACGTAAACGGATCAACAGCTGTTCTGGTCGGAACGACAGAAGCTTTCATGTACGCCGACAACGTCGGCCTCAGCGGTACGTCGCGTTATTACTGGGTTCGATTCAGAAGCAAGTGGGACGTGTACGGACCGTTCTCTGCCGGTGTCTCGGGGGCAACGGGAATGGTTGGTGGCGTCGACCTGTCTGACGCGATCATCACATCCCAAAAGATTGCATCGGGGGCAATCTCTGCATACGCAGCGTTTGGCGGCAACCTAAGGCCCGTCGAGTCTGGCGCAAATCTGCCGACGCTTCCGAATGCCAGCTACCCAGCTGGAGCGCTGTTCTTTAAGACGGGCGACGGCAAGCTGTATCGCAACGTCTCGGATGTCTGGACTACAGCTGTTCCTGCGGCAGACATTTCTGGTCAACTGGCTGATGCTCAACTTGCCGCTCTGGCGGCATCAAAGGTCACCGGACAGCTGACCAATTCACAAATCGCCGACCTCGCTGCTGCAAAACTGACTGGGACGATTTCCTCTTCTCAGATCGCAGACGGCTCCGTCTCCGGTACTAAATTTGCGTCTGGCATTGAGCCGGTTACGGTCGTCTCATCCGTCCCAACATCAAAGTCTACGTCTGCGATTTTTAACACTGGAGACGGCAAGCTCTATCGGTGGGGCGGTTCCTCATACGTTGCCACAGTACTAACCGCAGACCTGTCGGGGACAGTGACCAGTGCGCAGATCGCCGGCCTCGAAGCTTCAAAAGTAACTGGGACACTTACAAACTCTCAGATCGCTGATCTCGCTGCCGCAAAACTGACGGGCACCATCACAAGCGCGCAGATCGCCGATGGATCTGTGTCTGGCACTAAGTTCGCTTCCGGTCTCGAGCCGGTGACAGTCGTATCTTCTGTCCCCAGCACGAAAAGCACGTCGACCATCTTTAACACCACAGACGGCAAGCTGTACCGATGGAGTAGCTCTTCTTACGTTGCTACTGTCCCTACTGCCGACCTGTCGGGGACCGTTACTGATGCACAGATCGCCGGCCTTGCCGCATCGAAAGTAACTGGGACACTGACAAACTCGCAGATAGCTGATCTTGCCGCTGCAAAATTGACCGGCACTATCTCCAGCACCCAGATTGCTGACGGCTCTGTCTCCGGCACTAAGTTCGCATCTGGCATCGAGCCTGTAACGATTGTCTCTACCGTCCCCGGCACAAAAAGCACATCAACTATCTTCAATACCACCGACGGCAAGCTGTACCGATGGAGTAGCACCGCGTATGTGGCAAGCGTCCCAACCGCAGACTTAACTGGAAGCGTAACCGACGCCCAGATTGCAGGGCTTGCTGCGTCAAAGGTGACTGGGCAACTGACGAATAGTCAGATCGCCGATCTCGCGGCATCAAAGGTTACAGGCCAGATTACTGCGACTCAGATTGCCGACGACTCGATCAGCACGCCAAAACTGGTAGCTGGATCTGTTTCGACGGCAAAGCTGGCCGCGAATGCGGTAACCGCCAACGAGATTGCCTCTAATGCGGTCACGGCTGAAAAGATTCTCGCAGGCTCTATCACCGCTGCCAAAATCGCAACCGGAACAGTGACGGCGAATGAGATTGCGGCAAACACGATTACAGCGGCAAAGATCGCTGGCGGGACAATCACCTCAACAGAGATTGCAACCGACACCATCGTTTCGGGGAATATCGCTGCGAGCGCAATTACCTCATCAGAGTTGGCTGCGCTTGCAGTCACTGCGGGCAAGATAGCGGCCAATGCAGTTACCGCTACCGAGATCAGCGCCGGTTCGATCACAACGGCAAAGCTGGCGGCAAACGCCGTGACTGCTAACGAGATCGCCTCCAATGCAGTCACAACCGAGAAGATACTCGCCGGTTCGATCACTGCCGCTAAGATCGCAACCGGAACCATTACAGCCAACGAGATAGCGTCCGGCGCAATTACAACCGGAAAGCTTGCTGCACTTTCAGTAACTGCCGCAGAGATCGCTACCGACACAATCACTTCCGGTCAAATAGCTACTGGCGCGATAACTGCAACCGAATTGGCCGCTCTTGCGGTCACCGCCGGGAAGATTGCAGCCAACGCCGTTACTGCGACGGAGATAGCCTCTGGCTCGATCAGTACAGCGAAACTTGCTGCGAATGCAGTAACAGCGAACGAGATCGCCGCTGACGCAGTAACGTCCGCAAAGATTTCGGCTGGCTCAGTTACAACGGCAAAGATCGCAGCCAACGCAATCACTGCAACAGAAATAGCGGCCGGCGCAGTAACGACCGGAAAGATTGCCGCACTTTCAATAACCGCAGCTGAGATTGCCACCGATACCATCACAGCGGGTCAGATAGCTACTGGCGCGATAAGTGCGACCGAGCTTGCTGCCAATGCGGTGACAGCAGGGAAGATCGCTGCAAATGCAGTGACCGCAACGGAGATCGCTTCGGGGTCCGTAACGACGGCAAAGATTGCTGCACTTGCAGTGACTGCCAGCGAGATCGCGGCTGAAACAATCACGTCTGCGAAAATTGCAGCTGGGACGATCACTGGGGCCAACATCGCCGCAGGAACGATTGCTGCGGGGAACATCGTCTCTGGGACGATCACCTCCAGCCAGATCGCCGCCAATACGATCACTGCTTCGAACATCGCTGGCAGCACCATCACCGCAGACAAGATCGCCACCGGCACGATCACTGCCTCTCAGATCGCAGCTGGCACGCTGACTGCTGACAGATTGGCAGCGGGGACCATCATTGCTGGCAGTGGCGTTATTGCAAATGGCGCAATTACAAACGCGCTGATCGGTAACCTCGCTGTTGACACCGCAAACATAGCCGCCGGCGCAATTGTTGAGGCAAAGATTGGTGATGGGCAGATCACCAACGCAAAGATTGGCAACTTCATCCAATCCAGTAACTACGCTGCCGGAAGCGCTGGCTGGAAGATTCATAAAGACGGTACGGCCGAGTTCGGTGCCGCTGTTATTCGCGGGACGTTTTCAGCAGATCAAATTGCCGCAAATAGCATTACGTCGGGCAAGATTGCTGCAAATAGCATTACGTCAGACAAAATAAGCGTCACATCCCTTTCTGCCGTATCTGCGAATATGGGCGGGCTCAATACCGGCTATATCAACCTTAGCGGGAACGGAACTGGCGATGGCTATATAAGAAGCTATAACAAGTCGTGGGAAGACAACAACAGTGGGTGGATTCTAAATAGGAACGGAACTACTGGCGACACGTTCATAAAATTCACTGCCGGGAACTCCACCTTCAAGATGTCTTCTTGGCAGGACAACGTGATTGAGTGGAAGGATACGTCTGGGAATGAAAAGCTTTATATCGATGCGAGCGGCAACGCTCGATTCTCTGGCAACCTGACCGCCAATGCAGTTAACGCGGTCAATACCATCAACATTGCTGGCAACGCCGTTTCTGCGTCAGGGTTCAATACAACGACTTGGCTGAGCGGGACTGCTATTTACGCGGGGGGTGAGGCTGGGGCTGATTGGGTCGGAATAAATTACCCGGCAGGCGATAAGAGAACAATGCTTATGGCGACCGTTCAAGCAAACGTGCCAAGTGGCGCTACAAACGTCGGTGTTAGGTTTGAGTACTCTACCAATCCGCAGTCAGGTAATTGGACTGAAATTTCTAGAAGATTAAACTCAAGCATTGGCGGGTTCACGACAACTCACGTTTTTACGACTTCGATTGACTGGGGGTTTAATGGATCAACCACATTCAGGACTGTCGTTTACAACGAAGGCGCTTCCAACTATTACTACCCAATGTATGTATCATTGTTTGTGTTGGCGACGTTTAGATGAAATTTATTTACATTAGAGCCAGCGAAGCTGGGGAGATAGTTGGCCTGTCGAGCAACTCGTTTGAGATGCCCGTCATTCAGCCGGGGTTTATTAAGTTACCTGACAATCACCCTGATATTGATTTCATCTCTATCGATTCTCACTTTGTAAATTCAAGCGGAGAAGTTGTTCGGTATTCTCCCGAGCTGGCGGCAGTAAAAAAATCCAGACCATCATATAAACATCAGTGGAACGTCCAGACGGGTTGGGTTGACACGACAACTGTCGATGAGTTCAGGCAGAGAAAGACTCGCGAAATAAACGAAGAACGAGAGCGCCGAAACCTGTCGCCAATCACCTACGAGAGCGTCCTTTTTGACGCAGACGAAGAAGCTCAAAGAAACGTCTCCGCGTGGATGGTCAATATCGCCGCCGGTCAAAATCCGCCTTCCGGCTTTGTTTGGAGGGGGTATGACAATGTCAATCACCCTGCTGACGCCGCCTTTGTTGTAGGGCTGGGTAATGCAATCACAATGCGCGGGACGTATTTGTATCAGCGCTCGTGGATCAAAAAAGCAGAGATCGATGCGCTGACAACGCCAGAGGACGTGAAGGCTTATGACGTTACGGCGGGCTGGTAATGCTTGAGGTCGTCGCCCTCACCGAAGACAACATGCCCCAGCTGTGGGCCTATGTGCGCTCGCAGCTGTTGAGAGTCGAGGGCAGGAACGGATGCGCGACTCTTCCCGAGGAAGCGTTCTTCAGCTGGAAGTCTGGCATCTCGATGATCTACGTCCTGATGTGGGACCGGAAGCTGGCTGGGGTCGTCGTCTTCCAGAACACAAAGACCGACGACAGGAAAAACGAGTTGTGGATCTGGGCGATGTCCTTCGATGGAGTCGCCGGCAAAGAACAGCTGTTGGAGGTCAACGAGTGGCTGAAGTTCGCCGCGAGGGCCGTAGGGGCCTCTTCTGTTGGCATGAAGTCATCCCGAAAAGGATGGCAACGCTTCTTGAAAGAATACGGCTGGGAGCCGGCACTGATCGAATACAAGTTAGAGGTGAATGATGGGCAGTAAATCAAGAGCGCCGGACTACTCGCCGTTTATCAATGCGACGAAGGAGATGGGCCAGCAGTACCTCGGCTTTGCTCAAGAGCAATTCCGAACAGCAAACGAGCGCTATCAAGCGATGCTGCCTTATCAACAGCGGCTGATGGACAACCAGTCCGCGTTGATGGCCGGCCAGCTGGATGCGCAGGCTCTGGCGATGGATCAGGCCAAAGACAACTACGAGTACAACAAAGGCACCTTCAGGCCTCTAGAGAAGCAGCTGATCGATCAGGCCACTGCGTGGAACACTGATGCGGAGCGTGAACGTATGGCCTCTCAGGCCGGCGCTAACGTCCAGCAGGCTCTGGATAACCAGCGCGGTCAATCTGTACGAGCGCTTGAACGGATGGGCGTCAATCCGAACTCGGGCCGGATGATGCAGCTGCTGTCTGGTGCTGGCCTACAGGGCGCTGCGATGCAGGCTCAGGCTCAGAACACTGCGACCCAGCAAGCGAGAGATCAGGGCTTCCAGAGACTGGCCGGCGTGACGGGTATGGGCCGAGGCCTTTCGGCGCAGTCGATCGCTGCAATCAATGCTGGCTCTGGTGCCGCACAGGCGGGCTCTGGCGCTGCATCTGTTGGGCAGGGCGCAATGGGATCAGCCGATCGCGTTGGTCAGATGTACACCGGCAACGCACTGGCTGGTATGCAGGGCTACGGCAGCGCGCTGACCTCTGGCGCGAACATGACCAATATGGGCTTCCAGAATCAGATGGCTGCGAATCAAGCCAACAACCAGCTTTTGTCTGGGATTGGCGGTGCGGTTGGAGGTATCTTCTTCGCGGACGGTGGCTTAGTTCGAGGTCCCGGCACTGGCACTTCTGACAGCGTACCTGCGGTCAATCAAGACGACGGCTCGCCGATCCGACTGTCTAACGGAGAGTACGTGCTGCCGGCCGCAACGGTCCGCAAGATTGGCATCAGCAAGCTCGACAAGATCGTCGAGAAGACTAACGGCAAGCCGCCTGTTCATCGGCGCAAAGCTCTGGAGGCCTGAGATGGCTGAGAACTTCTTTACCGGCCTGACTGGGGCCATCCAACAAAAAGCTAAGCAGCGCAACAACGACGACTACATCGAGTTGATGCGGCAAAAGCAGCTGCAAAGCGAAATGTCTGGGGCGCTTGCTGACAAGCGTGCGGCCGCCGCAGACTTGCGCGCAGACGAAGATATGGTCATGAAGCGCGAAGCTGCCATCCGCACGCAAAAAGACTTCGACTTCAGGATGTCTGAGGCTGAGCGCAAACGCGCCGAAGAGGACACTTTTAGGCAGGGGTCATCGAAAATCTATGAACGCCACTTTGGCTCTGTTCCAGAGCGGGATGCGAATGGCGTAGAGATCAAAGACGAGGCCGGCAATGTTCGTATGAAGACGCCTAGCCCGACCGACCCGATCGTTCTCAGCAACTACCTGAGCGAATTCACTGGGCATCTTGCGAAGAGCGGGAAGATGGACCCGGGCACGCTGAAGCAGCTGACGGACATGCGAACCGCGATGGAGAAGGATGGGACTGCTAAGGCGCTTCAGCAGTGGATGGCGGGAGATGTCGGTCCCGCTAATGCTCTGGCCGAAAGGTTCGGATATGAACCTAAGTCGATGAGGATGGTGGTCGAGCAGGACCCAAACACAAAGCTGTACACGCCTTACTTATACGCAACATCAAAGGAAGGTAAGCAAGTCAAGCAGGAGCTTGCAACCTTCCAGATGGCTATGGGCCTTCCTGTGACCGACCCGTCTGCCGGCAGGAACGAGCGGGAAATAGCGGGCGCACGAATGAAAGCTGATGCCCTCAGGGCGCAGGCCGCTGTAGATTCAGCAAACAGACCTAGAGGTGGCGGCGGTGGCAGTGGTGGCGATGACGGAGGCCCTGAGACCGGCGGCCTTTCCTTAAAGGCGTTCAACAAAGAAGCCAGCATTTTTAACGACAACATCAATCAGGCTCAGCCGCGATACAGCTTTGCTGTTGGGCAGGTTCTGGGCCCGGATATGAAGGGCGAAAAGGTCGATGAGTTCCAGAAGGAGAAGCTTCGCGACTTTGGGATGCGCGCCCTCCGGTCTGGGGCGGCGACCAACGCTACAGATGCGCAAGCAATCGCGCTCAAGACGTTCGCCGCATACGAGGCTGATGCGCTGAAGAACATCAGATTCACTCAGGATGCTCAGACAAAGAATTGGCGCGTCTCCTACGACGCCAAAGACAAAACAGTCCCATACAACAGCAATTTGGTCCCCGAAGCTCAAAGGATCGCCGGACGTAACGCCGCAGTTGAGGTTCGTCTCAGAGAGGCTCTCGACAGAGAGCGTGCGCGCACAACTGCAATCAAAAAATAACTGAGGGAAGTATGGGATACGATCCAATTCTCGACGGCGCTCCTGACCTTCAAGAAAGACGCTCTTCAGCGATACGCGGCACTGAGCGCAGAAGGGCTCGCGCCGAGAGTTATGACCCCATATTGGACTTTAGGCCATCGGGGCCAGACCCGATAGAAACATCTGCTGCTGTAGCTCGCTCCCCAGAGCCTCGTGAAGTACAGCCGTCAATGCCTGCCGGCTCGTGGGCAGCTGCGAGAGGGCTGTCTAGGCCAGAGCCAGACCCGACACCTCGAATTTCTTTGCGCGGCAGCGTTCTCGACAACATGCCGAATCCGGCGCGACCGCGTGCCATTGAGGATGTCGGTGCCCCGCTGAGCGTTGAGGGGCAGAGGCAGGTTCAAGAAGCCTATAACAGCGCGTCTCCGGCGAAACGCGCAGCGATGTCTGCCAGAACGGACTTTGTTGGCGGGGCATCTCGAGCGTTAGATCGACGCTATGAAGATGCGAACCCAACTGCCCTTCGCGCACTTAGCGGGAGAAAAGAAGACGTTATTGCAAGCCGGATCGAGCAGGGCGAATTGCCATCTGTTGCCGAAAGCTCCTATGCGTATGGCTATGGAAAGGACAGAGAGGTAGGTAGCGCCGAGCAGACTGGCTTTGACTTTGAACGAGCGCAGTTCTTCCGAGACAATCCAAACATTGCCAGCGCATCGCGTATCGCAACCGGTATTGAAGACGCGTACGGAAGCGCTTTGGATGGATTTGGTCTTGCCGTCAAAGATGCGCTGGGGCTCGACACTTCTGTAGACAGGGACCGCCTCTTCAAAGAGAAGACGCGAGACATGCAGAACTCTGCCGAGGTCGGTCAGGCCGTCGGCGCTAGAAGGAACTTCGAGGGCGCAGTCACGTCAATTGCGACCCAACTCCCGTGGATGGCGGCCGGCGTTGCGACTGGTACAGGAACGGTCCCGCTTGCGGCGATGATTGCTCAGTCGTGGGGCGAGAGCTACAAAGACGGGTTTCAGGCAGGCCTGTCTCCGGGAGAGAACGCGACGAGGGCCTCGCTCTTTGCTGCATTCGAGGGGCTCGGGGAGGGCGTTGGTCTAGGCAAGCTCTTCAAGACTTTCAATAGGTCGTTGGCAGACGTCCCAACAAACCAGCTTACCGACGCAATGGCAATTTATGTTGCCAAACAAGTCCCCGGCGAGGTGGCGACAACTACGGGTCAGTTCATCACTGACAAGCTGCCGGGGCTCGGTCTGAATCAGGATGCGACCCTCAAAGACTATCTGACTCAGGTCGGCGATACGATCTTGACCTCGGTCATACAGGGCGGCTTGATGTATGGCGGGGCTAAGGGGCTGGGTAAGGTCAGGGACCGGCTTGAGACAGACAATGGCCTCGTATCTCGCGCCATTCAGGGCGGAGTTGATTCAAGTGAATTCGATAGGCGAGCAATCGATGCGGCAGCGATCGATTCGATGCGAACTGGCGACTCTCGGTACATCGACCCGTCTCAAACAACCCTCCCCAGAATCCCGGAAACCACCCAGCGAGAAACGACGGCAGCGGCACCTCGGGCCGAGGTTTTGCCTGCAAACAATACCTTCGAGGATGTAAATACTTCCTCACAGACTTCTACCCCGGTCAGCGAGCAACAGAGCTTTAATGACTCGCTTGAGCGTGATCTGCAAGCCGTCTCTTCTGTTGATGAAGACGGACAGAAGGTTCAGGACACAGCCGAGTCGATTGCGCCTCCAGCACAAGACGCAGGCGATTCGATTGCGGCTCCAGTACAGGCTGAGAATCAAGAAGGGACGTCACCGCCTGTTGCAGCAACAGATGCACCCGCAGAGGACTGGACGCCGACAATTGATCTCCCGGGCCCGGGCTCGTACAGCGGGATCAGAGCGCAGCCCGTATCGACTCAACGAAAGTACGTCGAGGAGAACGTCGCTCCTGTTTTGGCCGAAAACTTCGGCATCGAGAACGTCTCTCTTGCCACTCCAGAGGCGATCGGCGAGGAGAGGTTTGATGCCCTCAAGAGGCTCTCTCTCGCATACAAAAAGCTGTACGACATCGACGTTGTTCTGGTCGACCCTGCTGAATCGACACGGCTCGATGGCAACGGGAAGCCGATCGTTGCTCCTCACGGCTATTACGCAGGGGATGGCAAGACGCTTGTCCTGAATGCGAGGTCGTCTGAACTGACTGAGGCGCTGACCCACGAGGCGGTACACGCGTTCGAACAAAACAACCCGGACCTGTTTGCCCCGCTGTATCAAGCGTCTGCCAATCTTGTTCAGCCGGTAGCGCTGAAGGCGATGCTGGACACATACGGCCTGCTTCAGAAGGACGGCGCAGCTACGCAACTCGGGCAGGTTGTAGACGCTCTCGTTGCCAATCCTGCCGATCAAGCTGCTCGCCAACAGCTGGCGACGATTCTGTCCGACCCGGCGGACCCGAACAACGCTCTCGCCCGCTCTGAGCTTGTTGCTCACATTGCTGGGCACGCTGCCACTCCTGCGATGTATCGGGAGCTTGTGCGCCGGTCAGGTGGAGAAGGTAAGGCCGCGAAGATCATTCAGGCCCTGACAGACTTCCTGAACACCACCTACGAGAAGCTGTTCAACAAGCGGGTCCAGTACCTCAAAGGCCCAGAGGGTCTGCGACAAGTCCAGCGCATGCTGAACGAAATCCAGTCCGAGGTTCAGGTCCGCACGGCGCAACAGCGCACCGAGGCAAAGCAAGCAGCACAGAAGCCCGCTCAGACGGTTGCCGCTCCTGTTGCTGTGCAACCCGCACAACCCGCACCAGCCGCTACGCAACCCGCACCAACTGCCACACCAGCGCCCACTGTTGCACCTAGTGCTACCAGTGTCGACCAGCTGCCGGCGATTACCAGAAGTGATGCTGACGCCCAACTCGAGGCCCTTCTTGCCGAGCCTGATAGCCGGCTGAAAAAAGCTCGGGCGATGTTGGTCGTCAAAAAGATGGTCGGCTCCGCGCTGATCCCGGCAAATCAACTGGGTCGGTTCGAGAAGCTGAACAATGATCCGGCCAAAGGTGCAGAGGAACTCATTGAGGCCGCGCTTAACGTAAAGCCAAAAGCGGAGAAGGCGGCGGCCAAAAAAGTGCCGAGCATAAATGCCGATAACCAGCCGGCCGCGCCAGAGGCCGTTACGGATCAGCCGGCAGTAAATGAGGCAAAGCCTGCAAAGAAAGGGGTAATGACTCGTAAGCAGGCAGAGGACAAGTTTGATGATCTCGGCATTGACCCGGAGACAAAGAAGTCTCAGGTGATGTCGCTTGCAAAGAAGATGATTGCCTCTGGCCTGATGCCTGCCGATGAGATGGGCAATCTCGAGCAGATCAACAGGGACCGAGATATGGGCCCCGAGGATCTCCTCGGAGAGATGGAGCCCTATGTCCGGGAGGAGGCCAATGACGAGCCTCGGCCTAAGTACAGTCTCGTGCGCAATGCGGTGCCGGGCGAGACCGAGATTTCAACCCAAAACCCAACTGCCAAAACACGGACGTACGACCCGATCACTCAGATGCTGTCGATCGATGAGGCTGCCGTTGAGGAGGCTATGTCGGACAAGCCTGACATCCGGCAAAAGATCATCGACGCGATTCTCGAGTACGGATTTATCCCCAAAAACACGCCGCGAGACTCGGCGATCAGCCTGTTCAAAAAGAACATCGTCAGCAATCTGCTGTACCTGTACAACAGCGTGCCCAAAGAGACCGCAGATCGCAGCAAGCTTTGGTACGACGGCGCATTCAAGATCGCCACTGAGATGGCTAAAGACTACGACCTCTCGATGGAGCAGGTCGCAGCAATTATGGCCGCGATGTCTCCGCAGAAGGATTGGTTTCAGAACGTCTCAATGGCCGAGCGTGCTATCGACATTCTGACCAACCAAAAGGACACGAAATGGGACAGCAATATGCTGGCCTATGCTCGCAGCTATATCTTCGAGGCTACTGACGCTGTCGACCGCGAGAAGCGGCAAGACGCTTATGACCGAGCCGTAGAGGTTATGGAGGCTGGCACAACCCTAAGCCAGATGAGCGAGGAAGATGCCGCCGCATTTGTCAGGGCGTACGACGAAGCGTTTAACTCTCGGCAATATCGCATCGTCACTCCAGAGGGCGGGTTCTCCGGTTTGGTAAGGAAGAATAACGGCGAGCCATCGACGATGATGTGGTCGACCTACGGCCCGATCGAGAAGGCTGTCAGCATCTTCCGTAACGGCTCTCGCGAGAACATCAGCGAGCAGCTGGGCGACGAACACAAAATCCGCTCGTTCTACAACAACATCGCCGCCCCGAAGTCAGCGATCGGGCACGTCACGATCGACACCCACGCAGTTGCCGCAGCTTTGTTCGAGGCGCTGTCTGGCACCGATGCCCCGGTGACTCAAAACTTTGGCGGCACAGGCAAGTCTGCGGTCATTGGTGTGGGCGGCACATACGGAATCATTGCCGACGCCTACCGGGAGGCAGCAAAGCAGGTCGGGATACTCCCCCGCGAGATGCAGTCGATCACGTGGGAGGCCGTCCGGGGAATGTTCGGGGCGGACGAAAAGAGCACGATGAAGGCTCCGGTTCGCGCCGTTTGGGATCAGTATCGAGATGGCAAGATTTCGTTTGAGGCCGCACGCGAAAAAATCGTAGAAGTTGCAGGTGGCATCAACGAGCCTGACTGGAAGGGCAGCGATGCCGGTCAGTTCGTCAAAGACGGCGGCACAAGCTACGACAAAGAGTACGTCCCAGAGGGCGGCGTCCGCTTACGCGAAGCTAAGGAGCTTAGGCAAAAGACGACGATCAACCTGACTGCTGCCACATCCAGCATCCCGGGCATCAAAGACCTGTACGACAGGGCGATGGCCGGCGAGCGGGAGGCTGGTGCGCTGATTCAAAGGGTCGCCGAAAGCTCGCTCAGATTCCTGCTGAGCGGCACCAAAGCGAAGATAAAAGTCATTGACTCCATCGGTGCTTATGCGTCCGAAAGAGAGCCGGCAATCAGCCTCGAAGTCGCCTTCAATGACTCCGAATCTGTTGCTGTTTTGGCAGCACTTTCTCGCTTTGCTCAGATGTATAATCAAGAGCAAATTCACGTTCGTACGCCGACCTCCAGACCGATCGGCCACGAATTTGGAGATGGCTCTTACTCGACTCTTGTTCACGAAATTCCGCTAGACCAGACGATGTCCGGTCAAGAGGTGTCTGAAATTTTGTCGCAGAGCGGTCTTAGCGGCCTGACTGTATCCGACGCTTCAATTACAACTTACTGGGTACGACCAAATGCAAACCCCGAAAACCATATCGCCTCCCTCGCGGAATACGAAGCTGGGGTCGCCCGAATATATGAGTTGGTTGGCGCAAAGAGTCAAAGAAATCAACAAAGCTATCAACGCCTCTCCGCTTACGGACGAGGAGATGGCGCAACGGCTGGCTACGAACGAATCGACGGTGACGTTCGTACCCGCGAAGCGTCAGACACCAAAACCCCGAGGCTAGTCGCCGAGTTTCTCAAGAAGGGCCCGGTAGAGCCCTTCAAGCAGAAGGCGCTTACTCAGGCTCAGGTTAAGTCTCAAAAGACGCTTGCCTCGGTATTCGAGGCGCTGCCGTCCAATGACCTGCAAAACCCTCTAGTTAAGCAGGCATACGAAGCCGCAGCAGCTGAAATAGCGACTCAGTACAAAGCCCTCCCGATCAAAGTGGAGGTGATGGCGACCGTCAAGATCGGTGACGCCGTCTACCCGTACTGGGGCCCGCGCTCGCAAGAATTGGTCGATCGTCTGATTGCCGATGGCATGCCTCAGGCGAAGGCAAAGATTGTCCTCGACTACCTGCGCAAGAACTTCGGCCAGCCCTCAAAAGCGTGGAAGTCGAAAGCGTGGAAGGGTACGTCCGCCGGCTCCATCGAGGCAATGAACGGGGACGTGTACCCAAACAGCGCCGCTATGCGTCAGGACGTTAGCCAGAACAACCGCCTGAAGACGTTCAAGACATCGCCTGCCACCTTCGGTCCAGAAGGCTCTGACTTCACCGGCAATCCGCTCCTGAAAGATTCTGGCTTGAAGGACGCGAACGGTTACCCAATGCTCTACAACGATTTGTTGAGAGCGGTACACGACTACTTCGCTCACAACCTGTCTGCCACCGAGTTTGGCCCCAACGGCGAAGCTGCCGCGTGGCGCAACCATATGGCAAGCACGACCAGCCCTATGGCTCGCTGGGCGATTACGGCCGAGACAAGACTGCAAAACGCGTGGCAAAACTTCAGGCCGGAAGCGGAGGGGGTTGCTGTTAAGGACCGCCCGTTCGCTCCGCAAAAGGCCTCATTGCCCCCGGTTGTCTTCACGCTGACGGGCAACGATCTTGTTGATGCCCCGATGCTGGAGTTCATCAAGACGCTCAGTGAGGAACAGCGCCGAGGAAGCCTGCCTGCCGACTCGGATATCAAGATTCCGGCCCTTCCTGACACCGCGCCCGCCGCTCAAGCAAAGTTCTCTCGCGCCGTAGATGCGTGGCAGAACGTCGCCAAAGAAGACGACGCGTTCAAGTACGAGAGGTCTGACAAGAAGTCCTTTCAGGACATCTCTAAAGAGCTTCTGCCCGAGCTTGTATGGCAAGACAAATCAACCCGCTACCAGACTGAGCTTCAGGCAGAGGTGCAAGAGAATCGGTACGCAATTTTCAGAGAGCGTAACGGGCAGGTTTGGCTTGATGTTCAAGAGCTAGAGTCAGGCGAGTCGCGCGGCTCTGCAATCTACAACCTCGTTGCCAACTACGCCTTCAACAACGGGCTGGTATTCATCGGAGACCCTGCTGGACTTAGCCCGACTGGAGCGTGGCGGCGGCTGTCAAACATGATTAGTTCGTCCCTGAAGTTTGGGACGACAGACCACCTCTTTCCGCACCCGAATCAGTTCGATCCTTCTCGCGCCTATGACTACAATGGCTACGCAGAAGCGGGCGAATTTGCGGGCAATTACCTGCGCCCGATCGACTGGCGAGACGGTGATACGCGGTATAATTTGGCTCAGATGTTGGAGGCAGAATCCGACTCTGTCTTAGCCGCCGTCCCGGAGTTGCGCGATGTCAGATTCGACTTTGAAGTTGGACAGTTCCTCGATCGTAGCTACAACCCCTTTCCTGATGACGCTTTCACTAGAGCAGCGAAAAGCCCTGCTGCCAGAAGCGCGTCGGCAGGAAGCTCAACTCTTAAAAGAGCGGTATTCACAAAGAGCGTTTTACTCCCGGTGGACCGAGGAGGACTGGACGCGGTGGGGGAACGGGTACTCACCAGCGGTGTTAATGGAACCTTTGGTCGTTCCCCGCTCTACTCGCGGAACGTCCCGACCCCGGGCGTAAATTTCACGCTTCCGGCCCGAACCGTTCGGGAGCGGATCAGCAACCAGCTGGCAAACGAGGTCAGCAGGGTTCAAGCAGTTCAGGAGTCTGTCGCCAAACAGGGCGGCGTACTGACGGACAACTCGGATGTCCAGATGGCGCAGACCCGCATGTATCGCAAAGCGGGCGCTCAGATCGAGAAGTTCCGCGAGACAAAAGTTCGGCCGATCCTCAAGCGAATCGCTAAGGCCGACATCGATCCTGACGATATCGCGCTGTACCTGTACGCAGTACACGCCAGACTGCGCAACCAGCAGATCGCTGCAATCAACTCGCAGTTCCCGGACGGCGGGTCAGGGATGTTCGATGCTGAAGCTAAGGCGTTCCTGAAGTCATTCAGGGCTCGTCCAGACTTCCAGACATTCAAGCGTCTTGCCAGAGAGCTTCAGGCGATCACCAAAGACACGCAGCAACTGCTGTTGAGTTCCGGTCTTGTGGATCGGGACACCGTCGACTCGTGGAATGCAGTCTACAAAGGCACCTACATCCCTCTGAAGGGCTGGGAGGATGTCGATGACTCGATGCGCTCCACCGGAAAGATGGACCCCAGAGTGCCGTTTGCAAAACGTGCGCTGGGTCGCGGATCTCGAGCCGGTCAGATCATCGAGAACATCCTCGGGGATCACGAGCGTGCGATTGTGATGGCAGAAAAAAATGCCGTCAGGCAGGCGTTCCTGCGCTTCGTTCTGGATAACAAAGACGACCTCCTCTGGGAGGTGAATCGAGTCATCCTCACGCGCCGCTTTAACAAAGGATCGATGTCTCCGCTGGGCATCGCTCAGGGCAACGTCTCCTACGTCGCAACGGTTGATAACCGAGAGGCCAATACCGTCGCTGTCCGCGTGAACGGCAAGATGTACTCCATCTGGGTCAAAGACGCGGCAATGCTTGCCGATCTGAATGCCGCGATCGCTGCGGCAGACGGCGACGTAAAGATGATGACGCAGGCGTGGCGCTCGATCAATCGCGGTCTGGCAAAGCTTTGGACTGCGCTGTCTCCTGCGTTCGTTCTGATCAATGCTGTTCGCGACTTGCAGTCCGCAATGATCCAGACCGGGGTCGAGAAGAAGGGCGGTGTCCTGAGGGCGGCCGGAATGCTCCCGAAGCTCTTGCCTCTTGCGTGGAACATCTGGAGGGCCGAGCGTACGGGCGATTGGACGATGACCGGCAACCGCTACAAGCAGGCCTACAACGAGTACCGAGATGTCGGAGCGATGCAGTCCTTTGCCGGGCTTGAGACGCTGGAGCAGAAGCAAGTCCAGCTGAACAAGATCATCGCCGAGGCAAAGAACTCGATCACTCTGAACCCGAAGTCGTGGTACATCGAGGCCAGAAAATTCATCCGCGCAGCCGAAGAGTTCATTATGGACATCAACGGCTCGATCGAGAACGCTGCGAGGGTGGCGGCCTACTCCGCTGCGAGGCAGGCCGGAGAGTCGGTCAAAGAGGCTGTAGATACGGCGGCCAACGTCACCGTTGACTTCGCTCGAAGGGGCAAGAAGACGCCTCTGTTCTCTTCTCTGTACCTGTTCTTCAACCCAGCAGTGCAGGGAACGCGCAGGGTGGCTGAGCTTGCGTTCAGCAAGAAGGGCTCCGCTGTCGTTTCCAGTCTGGTGGCTCTGGGCTACTTCAACGCGATGATGGCTGTCGGCGCTGTTGGCGATGACGATGAGCCGTATTGGGACAAGCCCAACATGAACGGCGTGAAGCACAAGAACCTTCTGTTCTTTGATGCCGAAGGCAACCAGTACAAGATTCCTCTGACCTATGGATGGGGATTCTTTGTGAACCTCGGACAGGGTCTGTACGACCTGCAAAGAGGTAAGGAGGTCGGTAAGGTCGCATCGTTCCTGACCAGCGCATTCTTCCAGCACTTCTCCCCTCTCGGGTCGACCGAGAACCTCGCTACTTTTGTTGCGCCGACCCTGTTCGACCCGATCGCTGTTCTGACGATGAACAAGACCGAGCAGGGGTTCCCGCTCAAGCCGGAAGACCGCCTCGGCGAGGAGAAGCCGGACTCAGAGAAGTACTGGACTAGCTCTCGCGGCACGTATCTCCAGAAGTTCACCGAGTGGCTGAACGAGGCAACTCAGGGCAGCAAAGCGTCTCCCGGCAAGATCGATGTCAGCCCAGAGACTCTGAAGTACTTGATCGGGTTTACAACGGGTGGCGCTGGATCGTTCGTCCGAGACACCGTCTCTGCAATCGATCTTGAGCTTTCAATCGGCGACGGCGCTTCGATCCAGAAGAATCAGATCCCGATCCTGAAGTCCTTCTACCAAACGAAGACGATCAAGGGCGAGCAGTCGGCGTTCTTTGAAAATTCGGCCGAGGCAGTTAAAGCTCTGGAAGAGGCCAAACTCTACTGGGGCAAACAGGCCCCGAACGCGGTGATGGAGCGGATCAACAACTCTCGGGGGCTGGCTGCGCTGGGCAACGCTCAGTCAAACCTCAGGGAGGCTCTGAGCAACATCCGCAAGATGGAGATTGCTGTCATCGATAACGAGTCGATGAGCAGAGCCGAAAAAGAATCGGCCCGGCTTGACCTCGATCGAAAGAAAAAAGAACTCTACGATCGATTCAACCGGGCCTTCTACGCCGAGAAGAAGCGGATGGAGTGACCTACCGGATGTCGCTGAAGACCGAGCCAACCAGTGTCTGGCGGCTAGTTATGTTCAAGTGGGCATAACGGGCCGCCATCACTGGGGTCTTGTGATTGAGCAGGTCCATTATCTGAAGGGTGCTGGCACCGCTCTGGGCGGCCATAGAGGCTGCCGTATGTCGCAGCGTGTGGAACACTACATCTGCGCCCATCCCAGCCTTCTCGACAGCTTTGCGGTACTCCTTATCGAGCGTGTAGCCCCTCGTTGTTTTGCCCTTAAACAGAAGCTCATCAGAGCCCTCGCGGTGCCACGGGCGCAGTTCTGCCAATGCTGACTCAGTCAGGATGGCGACATAGGGCGTGCCGTTCTTAGTTCTGTCGATGACGATCCGGCCAGACTTGATGTCGATGTCTGAGTGCCTGATCCCCATCAAGCTGCCCCGGCGCATTCCAGTGGTGACTGCCATCAGAACTAGCAGCCGAAGCTTCGGCCATCGCGATGTCTTGCAGGCATCCAGCAGGGCGCTGACCTCTGCTTTATTAAGGGAGCGAACTCGAGCCCCGTTCTCGGGCCACTTGACCATCTTGCGGGTCGGGTTCGGACCGTCATAGTCAAAGTCAACGGCTGCAATCTTGTACAGCACGCTGAGTGCGGCTACGTAGCGGTTCTTTGTCGAGCCGCTGATGTCCAGCCCATTGAGGATGCGACGTACTGCTGAGGGGGCGACTTCTTCCAGAGGCGTATCTGCCCCCAGATTGTCAAGCCAGAACTGAGCGAGTTTCACAGAATGCTTTTGGCGCACAAGCGTGCGTCCAGAAGGCGATTTTTGAAACTGCGTCATCGGTTCGGAGAGGGTGGTGGCACCATCCGATTTGACCGTCGGATTTATCGACGGACGTTTTGGGACAATCCGACTATTTTTCAGACCATCCGATTGCTGCGTCTTCATGAGAACCTCCCAGAGAAAATGCGGTTCTCAAGGGGGTTTGGTAGGCCGTGCGGGATTCGAACCTGCGACCAACGGATTAAAAGTCCGCCCAATACCTTTAGGAATGCTATCAGAACTGTAACCGCGAAAAATTCTGACTATCGGAAGCATTCCTGCCACTTGAGTAGTCCGATTATACAACGAGGTAATCCGATTAGGCAACGCAAAAAAGTAACAGTCACTCGACGATTCTTGCCCGCCTCTGGGTTGCGGCGCGATAGAACATCTGCTTCCAGCGCGTAGCTAGTGCTTCGATCGCCTCGTCATCGAGGTCGCCAATATCTACCTCGATCCTGCGATCGGCGTATGCCTCTTCAAGAGACTTGTTGGTGACCTTCAGGGTTCGGACCCGGAGCTTGTCCGGGATTGGCGGCAACTCAACATCGACCATCAAGTTGATCACTGGACTGCCTCCTTAATACGTTTGGCGAGATCGGCCGGTACGTGCTTTACGCACTCTGCCAACAGGATGTTCGCAACATCGATCTGGTCGGCGGCCTGCGCCAGAACATCGCTGTTCAGATCGATCGCGATCCAGCGCAATGCATCGGCGGCCACAGGCTTAACGAAACCTGACTCCTCAAAGCCAACGGTATCGACCAGACGCTCGACATACCAGCGGGCCTTCTTAACGTCATCGATGCGGCCCTTTGATTCGTAACGCCAAAGGTAACGAAATACGTGGCCGACCAGAACCGCCTCAAAGGCTGGCTTGTGAACCGTGGCTGCTTTGATCGCGTCGATGCACTCGATCTGTCCGTTCTTGTAATGCTGCGGGTTGATCACTGACTCGCTGCTCATATTCTTTCTTCCGTTTAAGTTTTGCTCTGTACTTCATCTGGCGTTGCGAGGCGGTCATCGCTTTGCGTGGTTTCTCCACATCCGCTCTGCTGCCAACCCCATAGACTTTCAAAACGTATTGCTTGAGGTGGTTCATCCGCCACGCGGCGATGTAGGCCGATCCAGCCTTGTGCATCTCACGCGTGTAGTGCAGGACAGTCACGTAGTGCAGGCCCGTCTGTTGCGCCAACTCTTCGCAAGTAAGTTCGGCCGCCAGCATCTCGCGGACCAGAATTGCGAACGACATCGCGTTAACTTTTATCTGTTTTCTCATCACGTGCTAGACGACGTGTACAGATTTCTGGGCTTTTGCGACATATGCCAGTAAACGTGTACGGATCTTTGGGAGCTTATGCTGCGGGGATAATTTCACTTCACCCACCCCTTTAGTCTTGCTATCTCGGCGCAGGCACACTCGTAATGCTCTGGCCCCAGACTCCAGCAGCCTGCGGAGTGAGTAGTTGGCTGCGCGTTTGATTCGTGTGTTTGGGAGTCTTCGGACAAGAGAAACCCAAATGGCACGTTAGCGATTGCGGCAAGCTCTTTGAGCGCGTTGATCGAAGGCGTCGTGCGACTCGCAAGAGACCTAGACTCCCACTGCGTGACTGCACCACGACTCAATCCCAGACGCTCTGCAACTTGAGCTTGAGTCAGTCCGGCCGCCAGTCGTGCCGTTCGTATCTTGTTAGCGAGCAAATCACTCACTCCTTCCCCCTTGCGCGGATGGCGTCGGCTGCAATCCACGCATGCCAGTCTTCGTCGTCGTCACCAACTTCATCGGCGATCTTCGCGCACGCCTCACGCTCAGCAGCGGCGACAAGTGCGGCGAAGCGTTCAAGCTGGTCTGCTTCACACCAAATGCCGTCGCAATCATTTTTTATTCCGGCTTCCCGCGCCATACTGATGATGTTGTCGCGATTCATTCTTCGTCTCTGAACGCGCAGTCGGCGTGATGCTCAGCCCACGAACAGTTCGCGTCACAGAAGTCCTCATCCACTATTAGCTGAAGAAGCTCCACCTTCTTGACGGCGCACTCGTAGTGAGCGGGCCCCCGCCTCCAGCACTCGCCCAAATGGGCTCTTGCCTCTAGCTTGCGATAGAGGGGGATGTCGTTTGGAGAGGACTGTGTGTGCAGCAACAGACCGCCCTCGTGACTCAGCCATCCAGCAGGCTTCATGAAAGCTCCCGTTAGTTACTTCAGGACTGGGTTAAAAAGCCACGCCGCCGCCTCATCTGGGCGGATCGCTTCGCTTCTGCTTGCGACATAACGGCTGTCGTCAACAGCGTGGATGTGGCCTGACTTCGCTAAGTACCAAATGGCATGTGCTGCTGCTCGATGCGAAATCTTCAATTGATCTGCCAACTCCAATGTGGTCATTGGAATCCTCAGAAGAATCAAAGCAGACGCCGGTCGATGCGGCAGATTCATCTCTCGAAATCCCTCAGGCGGTTCTCAATCGCAACCCGGTGCTTGCTCTGCTTTGTCAGGTCAATCTGCGCGACGACCTTCTTGAACTCCACGCATTGCTTGCACTTACCGCACTTCTCTTCGCAGGGCTTGTACGTCTTAACGGTCATTCCCTGAGCCCTGAATCGTTCCTCGCTGTCGTCGCGATTCGAGCTTGTCCAGATTCGTCTGGGCAACGTCTTCGAGCGTGAATCCGTAGTGGCTGCAAAACGCCGAGACGAACCACAGGATGTCGCCTAACTCTTTCTTGACGTTGCCCGAGAACTTCTCGATGCTCGTGCCATCTCGCTGAGCCTTCGCGATCTCGCTTGCGAACTCGCCCTGCTCACCAACAAGACCGGCAAGCAGGTACATCGTTGATCGGGATTGCGAGAGCGCGTAGCTCCACGCATTGATTTGATAGTCGTTAAGTGAAAGCATCAGAAGGCCGCGTTGTTGAAGTGTTTGCAAACGTGAGAGACATCGCAGTACCGCTCGCATCGCGTATGAACGGCAGGACGTGACTCGATGTACATGCCAGCGCCTTTGGCTGCGGACGCTTCGTGCGGGCTGTCGTAAAGCTTGACGGCAGACTTGCGGCCAATCTTCATGAGTGCCCACTTCTCTGGCTGGGTCCAGCGCTCTTCATCTGAACAGGGCTCAGGAGACTCGTGCGTGTGGAGACGGATGCGCTCACGAAGGAATGCCATCGCTTGCTGCTCGTCCCAAAGCGGGACATCGATCACTTTGACGATCGCATCAGGTCTGCCATCAAAGCCCGCGAGCTTGTCGCTGAAGTCGGTGAAGATTGCAGTGATAGCGAGACGCTCGATTCGATAGCGATCGTCGCCCGTCTCTTTGAACTTCTCCCTGCACAACTGAGCATAGCCATTCAGTTGCCACTCCCACTCGATCTTGCCGCCGGCTTTGTAAGCCCACACCGATGTGGTCTTTGTGTCCTCGACCGTATGCTCCTCAATGTTGTCGATCGCCCCGGAAATGACATAGCCATCAACTGTCATGAACAGCCGCTCTTCAGAGATCGCATCTTCACTTGCGCCTCGAGTAGCGAGGTACTCGTGGACGGCAGTCCCGACCATCGCCTTGACCATTTGGGTCGCATCGATCACAGGCTCTTCTGTCTTTCGTAGTCGAGTCTGGAAGGGGGGAGCGATCAATTGAGTGACACTGAAGTCCGCCTCCCCGCGCGAGTAGCCGGGGTTCTGAAGAGCCCGCATCAGCTGTCTAGGCAGGCCAAACTTGTTGGTGATGATCACTTGATGCGCCAGACTCTCGTGATCCCGTTCACCGTCTTAGATGCGAACTTCTTCTTTGTTCGCTTCGCATAGGCGTAAACAGCACTGATGACAGTTGCCTTCGATTCGGTTACCTGAATCGAGTCGCCGGGCTCCATCTTTGGCAGGATAGTCAGGTGAACGCGTGAGACTGCTGGCGGGGGCGGAATGTGTTTTTCGATCTTCATTGGCTTGTTTAGTTGGGAGCCCGGGATTAACGCCCCCGGGCAGGCGACTGGCTCAAGCAACTCAAGGGAGGCGTGTCTGCGCTAAGGACGCAGGCATGTGCTGCTCACCAGCTGGTCCCGTTTACCCACGGTGACCTCGGGCGGACAACTCAAAAGGGAACGTCTTCGTCTTCCAGCATCGGCAGCATCTGGACATTGCTGGCCGCCACCTTCTTGAACTCGGGCGACTTGCTAATGAGCGTCTGCTGCCACTCCGGCAGGGAATCGAATACTTCCTGAGAGTATTGTTCGAGGCTAAAAAAAACCTTCTTCGAAACTTGCTCAGGAATTGGTACGCCCTTCATTGGAGGAGACACGCCATTGATCTGGGCGACGACCTTTCCGGTCTCTTCGTTGGAACGGTTGACGACGGTCAGGGTGCAGGGCTGCCCCAGAGCGGATGTGATGTTGAAATCTTTCAACTCCTGCTGGCTGTAGTTCTTACCGCGCCAGCTTTCAAAGTGTTTCCGAAGCGTTGCCATTTCGCCCATCGAGGCGGTATAGGTCTTGCCCAGCATGCGGGGCTTTCCCTCTTCATCCAGTTCGCCGGGCAGTTCCCAGACGAGACGGATCTTCTTCAGCACTTTCTTCTCGCCCTGATAGCTGTCTTCCTGTGTGCCGAAGTCCACCAGTTGGACGAGCCGCGCGGTATGGGTGCCGCTCTGGATAGGCTCTGCCCGGGGCTTAAAGTCTTGACCGCTCAATCGCATGTGATGCTCCTGTTGTTGTCCCACTGTTTGCCACCACTCGATGCCGCCATCGTTGTCTCGGTCGTCAAAGGAATGGTCCATCACCTAATGGTAATGCAAATGGGCAGCACTAGCAACGAAACATTTCTTCGGACACAAACTTTCTACGGTTTTGCGAAACGAAGAGTACCGACTACGCGACCAGAAGGTCTGTACTCGCCGGGCTGGGCGTCGATGAATTCAGCGTCACTGTCGGCCGAGATGCGAACGGTCCCAGACAGACTCGTCTTTACCCGCCGCAGGAAGACTGAGGACTCTCGATTGATCACATAGACGCCGGGTTGTGCGTAGGTCGTCACAGACGTATCAACAAACATGAGGTCACCCATCGAGATTGTTGGGGTCATCTCGTTCGTCGATGCCCGCATCAGCTTGAGCGCTCCCAGAGAGCCGTAGGGCTCAATGAGGCGCTGTAACGCCGCAACAGAATAGGTGAGCTTCTCTACTGCGAACCCTGCCACCTCGTTCATCTCGACAATCTCGAACGTGTGGTACTTCTCCTCGCTTGAAGGGCCGCGCTCAACATCCAGCCAGCGCTCCGGCAGGCCCATCTTCGCTTCGATCTCGCGCGCCTGACGCTCGCCCATCGTCCGGCGAATCGTCGGGTTGTTGCTGAGTACCAAAGCCATCAAGTTCGGGTTCTTGTCGGTTGCCCGCGAGAAGGCCGCGATTGATCCCTCGTAGCGTTCCTGTATCAACCTTTTGAAGTTCAATCTACGCGTTTCGGCAAGCGCCGGAGGTGTCTTCATACCCATAGCCATTCCCCCCTTGAGGAGTAGAGGGGTACTTTAACACTGTGTGTGGTTGATTGGTATTACCTAAAGGAATGGTGTTGATAATCACACCTATCCTTTAGCTCTAATCATAAAGGATGAGCAGATACCTGTGCGGAATGTTCAAGTGCCTTGTTGCACAGATGGCAGACCTTAGGCACAATACTCTTTGGAACTGATTCGAGACCCGCATGCACGCACTTGATTACATCCAGTCCCTGACGGGGATTGACCGAGCAAAGATCGCAATTGAAGCGGGGTTCAGCCCGTCCTACATCGCGCGGATGCTCAGCACCCGAGCCAAATCCAACCACTGCCCTCTGAGTCTTGCTGTCAGTGCATGCAAGCACTCGGGTGGTGCTGTTGACATCATTGGATCGGTTCGCGAAGACGGCACCGATTGGTCGTTTCTGAAGACCTATCTGCGTAAAAACGTCTAAGAAACAAACGGTTGCCCGCCTACCTAAGGCGGGGCTCAGCAGTCGTCGAGTCAACCGACGGGGCTGCTGGGATTGACCTCGTACCGTGGGGCAGCGCAGGCAGAACGAGACAGGGCGGGCGACACCTAGCACCCTGATGCGCGAAAAGGCTGGGAGAGTACAGCGGCTCCAGAGTCGGTGTAGAAGCGAACTCTTCTTAGCTGAGGGCTGGGCGGAGTTCGCCCACCAGAATCGGGTGTTTGGACAGATAGCTGAACAGATAGCTGAACAGATAACTGAACAGATAACTGAACAGATAACTGAACAGATAACTGAACAGATACCATTCAGATCAATCAGTTAGATGATCCAGACCTCATCCTCGTACCCAGAGCAGTAGGCTTCAGAAGGCAACATTCGGCATTGACTGATGACTGCTTGATATGAAAGACCTGACAATCCTGTAAGAATAATGCTCGACCCCTTGTAAGTAACATTCAATTGCCTTACAATTTTGTCTGACAAATCATCCGGTTGGAGGCGTAAGTTGAGAATTCTCGTTGAGAAAGAAGAAGTTACGTTGATGGTTGGGCTCAATGATGGAACAGACGATGAGATCGAGGTCACAATCCGGCGAGAGGATTGGAATACTTTCTTCGCCGTCGCTAAGGCTGCGTTCGGGGTTCCAAAAGCCGCGACCGGGTCGGTCGAAGGGTTCGAATCCTTCTGGAACCTGTATCCGAGAAAGATCGCAAAGTCTGAGGCGGTCAATGCGTGGCGAGCTTCACGAGCCAGCGATTGCCTCCAACCAATACTGGATGGACTCTCCCGAGCTAACGTGGAGTGGCAGTTCTCAGAATCAAAATTCATCCCCCACGCCTCGACGTGGCTGCGGCAGCGTAGGTGGGAGGATGAGTCTTCCGAAGACAACAGCTTTCTTGGGACTATCTGATGTTGCCCCCCGGTGCTGAGCGCATTCACTCTTTGAGAGAAAACAGCCAGCGTCCAGCTGGCGCTGTTGTCTGCTCCCTCATCGGCGACTTCAACGTCGAGTTCGAGGTCCGGCTCGATCTGGAAACCGAATGGGACCTGCTCTGGGCGATCGACCTCGACGTTATTGTTGCGGCGCACAACCATCAAGCAAAGGGACTCGGGCCGTTGCTCCTCCAGTTCCGTCGACACCGGCCAAAAATGCTGTACCTCTGGCTCGAGGACATTGGCCGCGCCTATGACGTGAGAATCCTGCCGACCGAGGGATCGATCGGCAAACCTGTCAGCGAGTGGGTCTGGAGGCCAGACCTGTTCCGGCTGACCAAATGGGAAGAGTCTGAGATCAGAGCCCAACTGACGGGGATGGCTGCGTGAAAGTCATTCCCGATTCGTTCGACTTCAAACAATACCAATGGGAAGCAAAGCCGAACTCAGATGTACTGCGCACCTCTGCGCTTGACCTGAAGGACGCCTTCTATGGCGAGAAGAAGGGCGATGGCCTGCCGTGGTTAAAGGCGTCCGACATCCAGCTAAGAAGCAGCGAGGTCACGATCTGGCCCGGCATCTCCGGCCACGGCAAGAGTCTGGTGACGACGCAGGTCGCATTCCACCTCGCCTTCACTGGCAAGCGGGTGGCGATCGTCTCTCTTGAGATGCGCCCCGTCACCACGATGGCTCGGATGGCTCGAATGGTGTGCGGTTCATCGCGACCCACTGGGAATTGGCTAGAGAAGTTTGCCCAGTGGGGCGACGACAAGATTTACCTGATGGGTGTTCAGGGAATCGTCCAACCGAAACGGGTGCTGGACTTCATCCACTACTCAGCCCGGGTTCTGAAGTGCGAACACATCTTCGTGGACAACCTAACAAAGGTGGTCCGCAACGAGGACGACCACAACGGCCAGAAGACCTTCGTTGACGACCTCTGCACGCTGGCCCGAGATCGGCGCGTTCACATCCATCTGGTTGCCCATACGAGAAAGGGGCAGACCGAGTACGACATGCCCGACAAGTTCGATGTGCGCGGCTCGTCCTCGATCGTCGATCAGGTCGACAACGTGATCACCGTATGGCGGCACAAGAAGAAAGAGGACGTGCTGACCGACCCAAAGCTCGACCCGGCAAAGCGCGAGGACTGGGAGTCTAGGCCCGACACCGTGCTGATCGTTGCAAAGCAGCGCAACGGCGACTGGGAGGGAAAGATCGGTCTGTACGTCGACCGCGAATCGATGTGGTTCCTAGAGAGACCTCGCCAGTCACACCCTCGCCCTCAACTGTTTGATAGCGAGCAAGAGGTGGTCCCCTTTTGATGCCCACCTCAAAGTACCAGCTGCCAAAGCTATGTACGACATCGAGACGGTGCCTATTCATTGACGGCCGCCGAAAGCTTGAACACGGCGTCTACACAACCTCATTCGAGGCGGCCACTAAGGCTGCAAGCCTCGTTGGTCAACGGCTCTTCTCATCAGAGCAAATCACGATTGGACGCGTATGGGTAAGCCGATGACGGTGCATGAGTTTGTTCAATACGTTGAAGGCGCTCTGGACGATGAGCTAGTCGACTCATTCATCGACAAGCTTTCCGAGTCCGATGACTGGGAAGAGATGGTTGCAAGTCTATTCAGGACGGCGTTTGCGACTGCCTTCGTTGTCGACCGTCTTGCTGATGGGCCTGCCAGTGGCGTTCGGTTTGAGTCAACGGATCGCGCGCATTGAGCATCGAGAAGACCCGCGCTGCCATCAAGTCGGACGCCCCTGAGATGTTCGACCTGATGGAGATGCTGAAGAACGATTTCGGCGGGAAGGTTCTGTACGTCAAGACAGCAACCCTAGAGGCCGGCAAAGACCCCGGGGATGGCGTACAGCCAGCAGCCTTCCTACCGGCTTCTACGTGGCCCTACGCGGTCGGCAAGCCATTCTCGAAGAAGAAGTGATGGATGTACTGACATCAGCCGGACAAGAGAGCCAGCGCCACGCTGCCGATGCAATCAACATCTTCGAGCGGGCCACTGGATACCAGTTCATCCAAACGCCTCCCCGCCTACCGGCTCATGCAGACGGCTTTGTTCTGAGCGGTGGTGTGCTGCGCGCGGTGATCGAGATCAAGTGCCGAAACATGACCCGCGCCCGTCTCGAATCGTTCAACGACGAGGTGCTGATGACGCTCGACAAGATCCTGCATTGCAGGACCGTCTCGCAGTCACTGTGCGTGCCCTTTGCATGCTGGGTCTACCTGATCCCCGAGCGGACTCTCCTAGTGCAACGAGTGATCAATGCGGACGGAAGTCTCGCGACCGAATTGCGGGCTCGGTTCATATCCACCCCGGCAACGATCAACGGAGGCGTGGCCTCCAGAAACAACGCTTACTTCAAGCTCAAAGACGCGAAGGTATTCCAATGATTTCGTGGCAGGGCGAAACGATGCTGCTCCAGTGGGCTGAGTCTTCAACGCGAGGACGCACGATCACGCTGCTGCTACCCGAGGATGAAGAGACCCACCCGTTTCGAGACTTCACGATCAAGAGCGGCAAGAGAGCAGGCCAGCGCTTCATGTGCGTGTTCGTTCAGATAGGTGACGACGAGGCCCCGGTCGCGCAACCAGTGTCAACCGAGTCGGTGCTGCTGTGCCGTCGCAAAGACTTCTGGGACTGGGCCAGCGCCCAGCAGTGGCAGGCGGTCATCAGCGAAGAGTCGGCGCGCGATTGGCTATGCAAGAAGCTCGGGATCAGCAGCCGATCCGAGTTGAATTCAAACGAGCATGCGGCCACTCGTTTCCGATTGCTGGTCGCTCAATTCAAGAAAGACATTGGGGAATTGATATGACCGTATCCAATCGACTGGATGCAAAGCTCTTCGTTCTTGATCGGATAGACGATGAGTCGGGCGTCAGTGGGACCGGCATCGTTGCCGAAGGGGTCGAATTCAGCGATGGCACCGCTGTTCTCAGGTGGCGGTCGCACATCGCCTCGACTGCGGTCTATGACTCGATCCGAGCGCTCGATGCGATCCACGGGCACGACGGAAAAACGAAGGTCCGGTACTTGAACCCGTTGCACGAGACGGTGATTTTTGAGCAGCGCTAAAGAGCTAAGCATCGGCGCTCGGTATCGAACGATCGAGCGAGCGATCGGCCGAGACCTCTACAAATCCTTCAGGACGGCCGTCCGGCTCACGGGAGTACCTGCGAGTCGTCTGAGGTCCGAGCGGGCCCGCTTACAGTCTCTAAAGGCGTGGATGGGCCCCTACTACTACCCGATCCTGATTCGATTGATTCAGGAAGGCGTGATGTCCGGTGACCTACGAAATACCTGCCGGGCTAAGGACAACGTGAAGCTGGCGCGCGATGCGATCGCGATGGTCAAAGACTGGGAAGAAGAGTGCAAGCGCTGGGGTCTGCTTGATTGAGAAGCCGAAAGATTCTGCAAGCCG